CAGCGGTGGCGGGACGTCCTCATGGAGGAGGAGCAGCTCATCAAGTCCCAGTTGGACGTCTTCAAGATCGCGTCCATGGGTCTGGGACGACCGGCCGTTCTCATCTCCGGCGGCGTGTATGGCAGGTACGGCCCGACTCGTATGGCAGGCAGTGTCGCCGCCCGGCCCAGGTATTGGACGAGGTACTACTGAGTCAGCCTGCCCCGAGGCGTCATCCTTTCGTGGATGACGCCTCTGTCATATGCCAAATCCTGTACTGTGATGGGCTCCTGACCCTCCGTAACAAAAGGAGAGCCCATGATCGTCCGTGACTGGTACAAGTCCTCGCTGTCCGTGCAGAACGCGTGCGTGGAGATCCGCGTGCACGAGACCGGCGCCGTGGACGTCCGCAACTCCAAGAAGCAGGACGGCCCGTCCGTCAGCTTCACCAAGGAGGAGTGGGCCGCGTTCATCGGCGGCGCCCGCAACGGCGAGTTCGACGTCTGATGGCCCCCATCGCCAAGGACTGGTTCAAGTCCTCCGCCTCCTGCGGCACGAACAACTGTGTCCAGGCCCGGTTCCACACGGACGGCTCGGTGGACATCCGCAACTCCAAGGACCCCGAGGGCCCGATGGTCAGCTTCGACAAGGACGAGTGGGCGGCGTTCCTCGCGGGCGTCGGCAACGGGGAGTTCAACGCGGCGTAGCCGTTTCACTCTTCCGTGCGAACCTGATATCGTCAGGTCCAGTGCGGATGTAGCGTGTTCTCCGCAGAAGGCCCCACCGTCCACGGTGTGGGGCCTTTTGCGTTTCCGGGGCACGTCGTGTCAGGGGAGCCGCAGGTCCTGAGAAAGGTTGAGGAACTGGCTCCCGGGAGGATCTCTTGTCGTACACCGTCACCATCAAGAGCGGGCTGGTGGACGTCGTCCTCCCGGACGGCAACCGATACCAGGGCGGCAACATCGTCACCCTCTCCGATGCCGAATACGCGATGCTCAGCCCCACGGCGGCGTCCGCCCTCTTCTCCGGCTCCACCGCGAAGTCGGACGCCGGTACGGACTCCTCCGTCTTCAACGTCGCCGACTACGGCGCCAAGGGTGACGGGAAGATCGTCATCGACGCCGTCATGAACTCGGGTTCCGGAGTCCTGACGAGCGCCTCGAACCCCTTCACCTCCGACGACGTCACCAAGACCGTTCTGATCGATGGGGCCGGTCCTGGAGGGGCGCCTCTCGTCGGCGTGATCAGCTCCTTCACGAACGCCGGATCCGTGACCCTCTCGGTGGCCGCGAGCGCCTCCGTGAGCGCCAAGGTGGTCATGCTGGCCTCGGACGACACGGCAGCCTTCCAGGGGGCCGTCAACGCCGCCGTAGCCTACGCTCTGGCCCACAGCGGCTCGGCCACGGTCTATGTCCCCTCGGCCGCAGGGAAGTTCTACGGGGTCTTCGGGACTCTCCAGACCGGCACTGCGACCAAGGGCAACGCTCAGATCACCCTCCCGATCGTTCCGGCCACTGGCCCGAAGGTCACGCTGACCATCACAGGTCCCAGCTCCGGCGCCGGAGTGCAGCACTGGCAGCAGAACTGGCCGAACACCACCGGGGCGACCATCGTCTCCTTCGGGGTCTTCGCCAACGCCTCGGCCCAGTCCACCTCGATCAACAACAGCGGCAACCCCAGCGTGATCGGCGGTCCGTCGCAGCCCGGCGGGTACGGCATCAGCCCCGGCGTGTTCAGCAACATGTACGTCGACATCGCCAACCTGTCGATCCTCACGGCTCACAGCCCGAGCGGCTACACCTACACCGCACTGGACCTCTCCGGTGTGGCCTGCGCCCGAATCCGGGACTTCGCCTACTCCACGACGGGCGTTGTGGCGGGCGGCAGCTACGGCAACCCCAACGTGTTCGGCTCCGGCGCCAGTGCGGGTCTGCTCATGCCCGCCAACGGGAACAACGACCTCTGCGTGATCGATAACGTGATCTGCGGCGGCGGCTACACCTACGGCCTGCTGGCCACCGAGCACACGGACATCGTCGGTCTGCGCATCCTGTACTGCTGGGCGGCCCTGTGCCCGGTCGGCAACTACTTCGGCTCCGTCGGGGCGGCTCACTCGATCACCGGCTCCCTGATCAGCATCGAGCAGTGCACGTACCTGCTCCACTTCGTGGGGGTGGGCTCCTCGGGCATCGGACCGGTGATCTACCTGAAGATCGACACCGAGACCTCCACGCCGAAGTTCGGCGACCGCAACAGCGGGGCGGCCCTTGCGGCGGCGCGTGGAGAGGTGGTTCTCGGCGGTCTCTTCACCCCTTCCGGCCTCACCCTGGACGGCCCGGTGGGCTTCACCATCCGCAACATCCAGGACGCCTTCCCCGTGAAGACCGTGACGTCTGCCTACACCGTGACGGCCTTCGATGAGGTGATCATGGCGGACGCCACCAGTGCGGCGTTCCAGGTCACCCTGCCCACGGCCGTCGGCCGGACGCGCCGGATCACCGTCAAGCGCATCAACGCCACCAACAACGTCACGGTGGGCACCACGTCCGGCCAGACGATCGACGGGTCGGCGACGGCACAGACTCTGTCGACGCAGTGGTCCTCCATCACGGTGGTCCCCACGCCGACCGGCAACTGGATCAAGGTCTGAGAGGCCGCCATGCCGCAGTTCACCGCGCGCCCCACCCCGCCGAACGTCCCCCAGCCGTTCCAGCCCTACTACGTCCGCCAGCCCCAGCGTTGGGCCGTCGACCAGGAGAGGCAGCGGCACTACCAGGCGCTGTACCAGATCGGCGAGTGGACCATGTTCTGTCTCATGTGGCACCTGGACGACTACGAGAACGGTCTGGTCGGCCGGTGCCCCACCTGCTACATCGCGAGCCGGTACGCCTCGGCCTACAAGCAGTCCGACCGGAACAAGTGCCCGGACTGCTACGGGACGACGTTCGAGAACGGCTTCAAGGCCCTCATCGTGCGTCCGGCGGTCTTCTCGGACTCCGACGAGAACCAGCAGTTCCAGGCGCGCGGTGTGGTCGACGCGGACCAGCTCGACATGGAGTCCACCCCGGACTTCCGTGTCCGCACGGGGGATTATTGCTTCCGCTCCACCGGCCACCGGTTCTACCTCCGGGTGCCGGACCGCATCACCCTCCGCACGGGCTTCGCGACCCCGTACCAGCGCTCCATGGCCGTCGGCTACAACCACGCCAGGGCCGCCCTGGAAGACCGCAGCACGGTGGCGTACACGATTCCGCCGGTCGAGAAGGACCTGGTGGACATCCTGAACGTCTCCTCCACCGAGCCCCTGGACTTCAGCGCGTACGAGATCATCCGTTCGCCGCTGATCCCGATCGATGACCTGGCCTAAGGAATTTAAATATGAGCCTCTTGTGGAAGAGGGCCGCTGCCTTTCAGCGGGAGGGCATGGCTTGGCAGGTCGAGCCGGGCGAAGAGCACTACGCCCAGCACGCAAAGTCCGTGCGCCACGCGGGCTTCGCCGGGTACGTCGGCCGAGATTCTGATGACGATTACGACGAGGACGGGGGGCAGAGTCACGGCGGCTTTGACGAGGACCTCTGGGACAATCTCGAAGTCGATCCGACCTCGCACGAGCAGCGGCACTACGACGAGCACGACGAATACCCAGAGTCTTACGAGGATCGCCGCGACCAGGCGTACCAGGACGCCCTGACCAAGAGGCAGCAGGAGAACGAGCCCGACCTCGAAGATGGTCAACTCCACCGCTTCGTCAGCGAACACGGGACCAACACTCACCACTGGCAGCAGCACGCCACCTACGGCGCGGTGAACCTCAAGCAGCCGGTCTACGCCACCCAGAGCCACGTCTCCCAGGCGCACATCGACAAGTACCTGGCCGACCCGGGCGCCACGAGCCACCACAGGGAGAAGTACGGCGAGACGACGGGCAACAGCAACTACCTGGGCGACGGCGCCCCGATGTTCGTCACCCACGAGGGCCGCCTGCACGCCACCGAGGGCCACCACCGGACTGCCGCAGCCCTTCAGCGCGGGGACAGCCACATCATGGGTTGGCACTACGACGCGGACGAGCACGGCTTCCCGGACGACGAGGGCCGGATGCCCGATCACCCCGACTACGAAGACCCGGACGACTGGTGACCCATGCTCCTCGAAACCGCCGAGTTCAAGATCGCCGAGGAGCCTGACCGGATCATCATGATCGTCAAGGGCCTGAGCCCCGGTCGGGCCCGCGCGGCGGCTCTGGCGGCCGTGAGGGAGTGCCGCCGCAAGATGCCGAAGATGTCCGGCGCCTCAGCCGCCCGGATCCAGCCCCTGTACGGCAAGGGCTACTTCGGCCTGTGGTGGGCCGACTCGTACGTCTGGTTCCAGGACCACGGCATCCGGCCGTTCACCATGCGCAATCTGGCGGGCAAGACGATCCCGATGTGGATCGATGACCCCACGGGCATTGAGCGGTCCCGCAATCCCAAGGCGAAGGTCCGCACCACGGCCTCCGGCAAAACCCAGGTCCTGATCTTCCGGCGTGCTGCCAACATCGGCCAGAGGATCACCAAGTACGGCAAGGACCGCAACGGCAACCGGATCGTCGTCTCCGACAAGCCCGCGAGCTACCCCGGCGCCCCGGGCCGGATCTCCCGCCGGGAGGTCGGTCAGCCCTGGACGCGGCCCGGCGGGAAGGGCGGCCAGATCGCCCCGGGGAACGTCGGCGTACGGTGGCGCCACCCGGGCATCCAGCCCCGGCTCTTCCTGAACAACTCGGTGACGCTGGCCGCACAGTGGAACGGCATCCTCCCGACCCGTGTGTACCTCTGTGACCGCAACTGGCGGCAGATCCTGGAGACCCGCTGATGTACATCGCCCCGCTGAAGACGCTGCTGGTCGAGGCCCTCCAGGGGACGTTCGACAGCGTGTATCCGGTGACCAAGTTCCGGAACGTGCACGCCAGCCTGGAGTACCCGGTCGACCCCCAGGACTACCCGTCGCTCTGGATCGACTACGACGACACCCAGCCCCTCCTGCGGGCCGGTATCGCCCACCTGGAGGACTTGACCGACAGCGGCACCACGGTGGCCCCCTTCACCCGGTGGCGCTTCCAGGGGTACGTCTCGATCACGGCAGTGGCCCTGACCTCCCTGGAGCGGGACGAATTGTTCGATGAGGTGGTCCGGGTGGTGGCCTTCGGCAACGAGGACACCGTCATCGGGCGCTTCAAGGACATGATCGCCAACAACGATCTGATCGGGGCCAACCTCCAGACCGACAAGATCGACGTGCGCGGCAGTGCGGCGGCCCCGGGCACCCCCTGGGGAACCGACGAGCTGATGTACGAGCGCTCGCTGAACCTGGAGATCATCGGCGAGTTCGTTCCCGACCCCGCCACCGGGACCCTGGTCCCGCTGTCCAAGATCCTGGTCCTCCCCACCGCATACCTGCCCGGCGATCCGAACAGCCCGTTCCCGCCGGATGTCGTCGGAGGCGGAAGCACCGACTGGCACTGATGTCTCCTGTCCTCCGGGGCCCCTCTCCTGCGAAGGGGTGGAAGCCCGATCTAGCCGGTCCCGGAGGGTATGCAGATGCCGGATTTCACTTCGTATGTGCCCCCGGGCGTATACGTCCAGGACACGTCGCAGCCGGTCGTCACGCCCACCACCGTCACCACGAACACGGTGACGATCATCGGCCCGTCGATCGGCTACCAGACCAACACTGAGCTGGTCCCCGTCTACTGGAACAGCAACACCGCCCTGACCAAGCGCGGCATCTTCGTCACCGCCGTCACCGGCCCCCCGCCCATCGGCGCCCCCGTCGTCAAGGACGTCAACGGCGTCACCCAGGTCTACGGGGTCGACTACACCTTCGTGGTCGACGCTTCCGGCACCGGCGGTGCGGCCAACGCGGTGACCTACATCAAGCGCCTCGGCCCCGTCGGCACCCCGTCCGGCCCGTCGCCGACCAGCGGTCTGGCGGACGGCGCCTCGGTCTACGTCACGTACAACTACGCCGACACCACGTACTACACGCCGCAGGAGTTCACGGACCCGAGCCAGATCGCCGCCACCTACGGTGCTGCGGTCTCCGGCACCGTTCCGGCGAACCCGAACGCGACCCAGGTCGTCTGCCCGCTCACCCTGGCCGCCCAGATCGCCATGGCCAACGGCGCAAGCAACATCCTGGCGCTGCCGACCAACCCGGCCGACGGCACCCTCAAGGAGCAGTTCGTAGCGGCCTACGCCAAGATCGTCGCGAACTACACCGCCCAGTTGATCGTCCCGCTGTTCGTGGACGGCACCCCGGACAGCACCGGGACTCCGGGTGACGCTCACACGGCGGATGCCGTCCTGGCGCTCATCCAGGACGTCAACACCCACTGCGTCACCGCCTCGGACGACGGCTTCGGCCGGATCGCCTTCGTCGGCTTCGAGCCCAACTACGACTCGGCCACCCGGAACTACGACGCCGTGGCCCGTCAGATCGCCTCGAAGCGGACCGTACTGGCCTACCCGAACCAGATGAGCTTCTACAACACCCGGCTGGCACAGACCACCGTGGTGGCGGGCTACTACCTCGCGGCGGCCATGGCGGGAGCCCTCGCGGGAGGCGACGTAGCCCGAGGCCTGACGAGCGTCTCCGTCACGGGCTTCAACAGCATCCCTCCGGCCCTCGCACAGCTCCAGACGAAGTCCTTCAAGGACAACCTGTCCAAGGCCGGTGTGTCGGTCGTGGAGCAGACCCGTACGGGCACCCTCGCGGTCCGCCACGGCCTCACCACCGACATGAGCAGCCTCACCACCCGGGAGATCTCGCTCGTGCGCACCGGGGACGTCCTCTTCGAGCTGGTGCAGACCGGCATGGACGCGGCGGGCCTGATCGGCGAGCCGATCGACGTCGACATGACCACCCGGGTCAAGGGCGCCCTGACCGGCATCCTGGAGCGCGCCGTCACGGACAGCGTGATCCGTGCCTACACGGACGTCGCGGTCCGGCAGCAGTCCCTGCCCTCCGGCGACCCGTCGGTGATCGAGGCGCAGTTCGCCTACTCGCCGCTGGTGCCGCTGAACTACATCACGGTCACCTTCGCGATCGACCTGTCCTCCGGTGACATCACCGCGACGGACAACACCGAAGAGACCACGACCCCGTAGGACTGATGGACTCGGCCGGGCCCAGTTGCTGTGGGCCCGGCCGGATGAACTGCGAAGGGATGGAGAGGAGGTGCTACTTCACATGGGTGTACGCGCGACCGTTGACGATGTGGTTCACGAGTCCCCGGCTGATGCCGAAACGATCGGCGATGCTCTGGTACGGCACCTCCTGGACCCGGAGCAGCCGGATCTGGCGGACCTGCTCGTCCGTGAGATGGACCCGGACGCGGGGCTTCTTGGGCTTCGTATTGTCGCGGGTCAGGTAGCTGATGTTCGACGGGGTGCAGCCGAAGTCCCTGGCGATGTTCGCGCAGGACTCTCCAGCGGCCCTACGGGCTCGCGCCTGCTCGATCTGGGTCCGGGTCAGCTTCCCGCCGGGGGAGCGCCTCTCGTCGGCCGTCACGGGCGGCACGTCGGTGATGTGGCTCCAGGTGTCGCCGATGATGGCGAAGCGGATCGCGGAGACGTCTCGGTCCAGACTCATGGCGATGGTCTCCATGGAGGTCCCACCCCGGTAGAGCTTGCGGGCCGCACGGACCATGTCCTCGGTCAGGACGGCCTGAGCGTTGAGAATGCCGTGCTGATTCCGGACGCCGCGTCGGCCCCGGGAGTCCATGTCGGCGATGTTGTCGACCTGGGTTCCGTCGATGATGTGGCTCGGCCGGTTGCAGGGTGGGTTGTCGCAGGTATGACGGCTGGTCTGCGGCAGTCGTCCGTGGACGACGTAGAAGACCACTCGGTGGGACGGAGTGCCTCCACGTCGTCCCGTGTTCGGGTCTCGAAAGCTGAAGTTCCCGTAGTTCTCGTTCTCCCCCTTTCGTCGGGAACGGGTCCACTCCCAGCACGAAGTGTCATCGTCCACGACGTCGACCTTCTCCCACAGACGCTTCTCCAGATCGGAGAGGCCGTCACGACTTCCACTTCGCAGTACGGCCTCGTAGGCCCGCGCTGTATCCATGTAGGAAATCGTAGCAGTTTTCCTACGCAGATTCCTACGCCTCTCCTGGCGTACACTTTCCTCGGAGGAGGCCCTCAAAATGCCCCAGACTAAGGTCAGGGTCGTAGGAAGCGGGTTCACTACCTTTTATTACAAGGGTAAGGGGATCGCGTTCTGCGAAGGAGTTGAGGATAGTGGTCAACGAGCATTTAGCGACCTCGGACAGCCGTACCAGTTCATCCAGCCCCTGGGTGCCTCGCACCCCGTGGAGATCGCCACCTCGCGAGTCCTCCAGGGCGGCACGCTGATCCTCACCATCCGCGAGCTGTGGAACGGCTACGTGTGGGAGCAGCTCTCCGGCCTCGCGGGCTCGAAGAACATCGTGGACATCTTCCGGCTGCTGGCCAACGACCCGAATTACGTCACGTGCCAAACGGTCATCAAACCGCCCGGCACCCAGAACAACCCGGGCGCCTGGCGCGGCAAGAACTACCACAACTGCACCGTGGTGGACATCAACGACGGCGACACCATCACGGTCGGCTCCCTGGCCGTGACCAAGGGCATCACGGTGGCCTACACGCACACCTCGGCCCTGAACAAGTAGGGCGGACGACATGAGCGAGCAGCAGGCGAAGGCCTACGACCCGACGGCTTTGGCGCAGGAGCCCGAGGACGAGCCGGGGACCCTCCGTGACGAGGAGGGCAACCTGCTGCCCTCGTTCGACTCCCGGTACGCGGAAGGCCTGAAGGGCCTCGCGTTCGTGGGGGCCCTGTCCAAGCCCTTCACGTGGCTCGGCCACGACTTCGTGATCCGGACGCTCCGCGACGGCGAGAAGCTCGCGGTGGCCCAGATCATCAAGGAGTTCGCCGACACCATGGGTGCCGACCGGGCCTACGGATGCGCCATCGCGGCCATGTGCACGATGAGCGTGGACGGCGAGGAGCTTCCGGTCCCGATCGGCGAGAGCCGCCGGTCGTACGAGTGGGGCCTCCAGCGCTTCAACTACGTCAAGGACACCTGGTTCCCCTTCACGGTGGACGCAGTCTTCAACGAGTACGTGGCACTGGAGGACCTCGCGGCCCGGGTCGTGGCGGCCATGGGAAAAGCATCGGCCCCCGAGGGCTCGAACCCTTCGTAGAGCGGATCCTGAGGCAGGCTCAGGCCCGGGGGCTTCTCCAGGGGGACAACCTCTCCGAGGTGCAGATCCTCGGTCTGGAGTACCTCCGCTTCGCCGACGGCCTGAAGGAGGCCGAACGGGAGGAGCGGGAGGAGGAGTTCCGGCGCAAGCTCCTGCTGAACGTGGCCAAGGCGGGCCTGGTGGCCTCCGGCCAGTACAAGGAGGAGGTTCTCTTCGAGGAGTACTTCCCCTCCGAGACTCCGGAGTCCGACGGGATCGACTACACCGACAACAGCGGTGTGGACTACGAGGCGCCGTCCGAGGACGAACTGGAGGTCCTCGCCCGGATGCTGGCCGACAACACGGTCACGGTCGACGGGGCCCCGCTGGAGGGGCCGGACGCCGAACAGCCCTCCCCGCCGGAGGACAGCACCCCCTCGCTGCCTCCGCCCCGAGACTTCGATCCGACGCAGGTTGAGCAAGATACGGAGTGGGTCTGATGGCAGACGGCGAGCCGGACAGCGGCGTCAACGACAACCTGGACCTGGGCCGCCTGTTCTCCCTGCTCGTGCGCGGCCAGGAGAACACGGCCCGCGTCATGGGGGAGATGCGGGACTCCATGGCGCGATCACTGCACATGGCCCAGTCCTTCATGACGGGAACCGGATCCGCTGCGGCGGCCAGCTTCCGTGTCGGCATGGGCGCCCACAACCCTCTGGCCGGACACACGACATCGGCACCCAGCGGACCTGTCTACACGATCACGTCTCTGCCGCCCACCCCGGGATCCGCGTCCGGAGGATCCGCTCCGAGCGCTCCCTCGGCTTCCGGCGCCCCGGCAGGACCGTCTCCGGCTCCCCGAGGGCCTCGGTGGAGCCTTCCGCCGGTCGGCCAGGTCACCGCGCAGTTCCTCCAGGACCACACCCGGATGCCCACCAACGCGGGCGACTGGGGAGCCACCCTCTCCGATCTGAGGGACCGGACCATCCAGCAGACCCGGCAGAACTGGAGCCGGTCCGCCTTCGGTGTCTGGTCGCCCTACTGGCGTCCTCCGGGAGGCTCCGGGGGAAGTGGTGGCAGCGGCGGCTCGGGAGGCTCTGGCGGCGGCTCTGGGGGCTCGGGAGGGGGCTTCGGCGGTGGAGGCTTCGGTCCCGGCCCGTACGGCATGGGACCCTCCGGCCTGCCCCCGAACCCCATCTACTTCGGCGGTCCCGGCTCCCCACACGGCCCCTACGGCCCCTATGGCCCGTACGGTCCCGCCAGTGGCGGCGGAGGTCACGGCGGTGCTGGCGGGGGTTCCGGTGCCTACGGCGCCAACCACACCCCGGGCAACCCTGGCCATCTGTGGGGCATGAACTCCGGCATCGGCGGCTGGGCCCGGCGGAACATCCCCCTCGTAGGACTGGTCGATAGCGCCTTCGGCGAGGTCAAGAGCCAGCGGAACAAGAACGAGTACTACCAGAACGTCGAGGGCGGCGGAAACTTCTCCGGCTTCGGTGAGCGGCTCCACGAGGAGGCGTATGTCGCCTCCACGACGGGCTTCTTCACCGACGAGGAGGCCCGGCAGGCCTTCAAGGGCGTGACCCGCCTGGGGTACAACGGCCGCGTCCGGGATCAGTACTCGCGTCAGGGCGGACGCCAGAACGCGCTGGACTTCATCTACCACGGGAAGTCCTCGTACGGCGCCTCCGTGTCCGAGAGCCTCCAGCAGCTCGAAGTGGTGTCCAAGAACTCCACCCTGTCCCTGAACGGCCTCCAGAAGGCCCTCAAGGACGTCTCGGACACCGCCGGTCGGGCGGGCGTCAACGCCCAGATGGCCCGCAAGCAGCTCATGGACATGGTGAGTACGGGGGTGCAGGCGGGCTACGGTGCCGGTGCCATCCCGACGGCCCAGAACATCCAGATGGGCAAGACGTCCCTGGGCCGGTCGTACGAGGACATCGACCTGTCCGGCCAGATGGGCCAGCAGTACGCCTACATGGCGTCCTCGAACGCCGGGATGACGTACAACCAGTACACCGCGTTGCAGACCACCAACCCGCTCGCGGCGGCTCAGGCACGGGCCGGGGAGAATCTCTCGCTGCTGTCGCAGATCTTCACCCAGGACGAGATCAACTGGGTCAAGCAGCAGGCGAACGGGCTCGGCGGCCAGCTCGACTCGGACGCGGCCCTGAGCATCGTGCCCGCGTTCATGCAGGCCTTCCCGAACCACAACATCTCGGTCATCCAGCAGCAGCTCGCGGCGTTCGGCATCGTCCAGACCAGTGACCCGCAGAAGGCCGTGGCGTACGCGTTCACCCTGATCGCCGGGCAGAACGGCGACTTGGCCAATGCGGAGAAGAACGCCAAGGCCAACAAACCCATGTCGACCAAGCAGGCGGCGAAGCAGGGCAAGGACTCCGGCTTCATCAAGGGCTTCTCCACCAAGATCGACCACGGCTCCAGCACCGCTGCCAAGATCGGTGGCGCCTTCGTGGAGACGGTCACGGCCGGGATCGTGGACGACATCGGCACCGACAAGGGCGACTCGTCCGCCATGGTTCAGTACAAGAACCAGGTCAAGAAGTCCGGTCAGCGCAACCCGGTGATCGAGAACCTGCTCCAGCACGTCAAGGACCAGGACTCGGCCAAGGTGGTCGTCCACACCTCCAAGGGCCAGCGGGTGGTGTCCCTGAAGGACGCCATCAAGAACCACTCCGAGGAGCTGTCCGCAGGTTCCGTGCGGTTCGTGGACGGCTCGGAATCGGGCAAGTCGGTCCAGGACCTCCTGGGCACCGGTGCGACCGACAGCACGGCCAACTGGACCTCGGAAGCGTCCAAGTCCAAGGGCAACGAGGGGACCTCCATCAAGGAGTGGGAGAAGAAGCACCCGAGCCGGAAGACGTCGGCCAACAGCGGCGGGACCGCTGCAAACGGTAAGGTCGTAGTGGATCTTTCGGACACGGCGAAGCAGCTCTTGAAGATCTCCTCCGCGACCGGCATCGCGGGGGCGAACGGAGAGGGCGCCCCGCCGCTGAACCCCTACAACTGGAACGCGAGTAGGTGACATGGGACTGGCCAAACTGGGCTTCGCCAACGGTCCCTCCATCACGTTCCGAGTGGACCCCGAGTCGTTCGACTACAACATCAAGGTCCACACGTCGGTGATCAACACCGTGGGCGGCCGGGTGATCCAGGTCCTCGGCACCACGGTGTCCGACGTCGTGGTCCAGGGGTCCATCGGCGAGGCCCACAACATGGGCCGGGGGTCGAACGGGGGAGAGCACCCGGGCGTCTCCTGGAAGCTGGCCTCCCAGTTCTTCCTTCAGATCCAGGCCCTCCAGCAGCTCCAGAGCGCCGGGGCGAACACGCCGGGGTCCGCCGGGAAGGGGGACAACTTCTTCCTGGAGCCCGCGACCTTCGTGTACTCGCCCAAGGGCCTGCGATTCCAGTGCTACATCAAGTCCATCGTGGACCCCGACGGAGACGGTACGGCCGGAGTGGTCCACCGGGTCGGCCGGGCGAACTACCGGTACGTGCTCACCCTCTTCCCGATCCAGGAGGGGTCCACGGAGCTGACCAAGGCCGGTATGTCCAACGGCGTCCTGGACCAGGCCCGAGCGAAGGCCGTGGACGCCTACATTGCCCGCATCTCGCAGGGCATCGGCTGGAAGTTCACGGCCTACAACGGCGGATCGACCCCAAGTGCCCAATGGGAGAAGGAATTTAAAAAGAGCCATCCGGATGTCACGCCGGACACGACCCTTGATCGGCAGGACCAATGACGGAGCCCATCCACTGGGGATCGGACGTCCCCGTGTCCCTCCCTCAGCCGCTGGCCGAGGACAACCCCGGCATCATCCCGATGGACGGGTTCTGCTTCACGGCCAACGGCCTGGCCTACGACCTCTCCCAGGCCGACTTCGCGCGCATCTCGACCCCCACGTTCGCCCCGGAGGACCCGCAGCAGCAGGTCATCCGCTACGACGAGGGGCTGTGACGTGGCCAGGTCTGGACTGAACACCACGCTGTCGTACAGCTACAACGGGAAGAGGTACACCTTCTCCCTGCGGGTGCAGGAGATCGCCCACGGCTCCCGGATGGTCGCCGACGAGTCCCAGGCGCGGACCCGGCGGGCCTACTACCCGCACCAGGTGTCCTCGGTGCCCTTCTCGCTGGTTCCGGTCATCAAGGGCTACCAGGAGCGTGTGCAGTTCTCGAACTATCTCGTGGACTACGTCAAGCGCGTCCAGGATCCGGGTCTGAGCGTCAGCAAGTTCCCGACCATGCGCGTCACCTGCTCGGCCCGGAGCTTCGAACGGTACGGCGTGCCGGTCGCCGGGATCGAGTGGGGAGACCACGTCGGCTCGATGGTCTGGACGCCCCGGGTCATCTTCGAGACCCATGTGGACCAGTCGCTCGGGGACACCCCGGGCACCTACAACTGGATCTCGTACTTCATCTACCCGGCCGGGGCCCTGGACCGGTCTCCTCAGATCGCGTACTTCTACCCCTCCGGCATCCAGCTCTCCGGCTCGCAGGTCCCGGCCGAGGGGAGCTACGACAAGGTCACGACGATCCAGGACATCCAGGACATCATCAACGGCGGTACCCAGGGCGGCTCCGACGCCGGAGGCGACCCCTCCTGGGGTGGCGTGCCGTATCAGCCCGGTAAGGGCCCCACCCAGACCCTTCCGCCCGGCCCGATAGGTCACTGATGCCATCGTTCATCTACGCGCCGCAGATCAAGGTCTACGTGGAGACCGGCGGCAACATCCTGAACAAGAACGTCCGGCCGCAGACGCTGGACGTCTCCGACGACATTGTCCGGGGACGGCTCACCCGCCGGGTCGACGGCGTGTCCGACCTCCAGCTCACGCTGACCAACCAGCGCAGGAAGTACGACCAGGTCTTCACGCCCAACGACCGCATCACCGTGCTCATGAAGCGCGTGACGTGGCTGCGGGTGTTCACCGGATACCTGAACTCCGTCCCGCTCATGACGGGCTGGCCCAGGGACGTGGAGCTGACGGCCTCGTGCTCCCTCAAGCGGCTCCAGTACTGGTACTGGGACCCGGAGTCGGCCTACACCCAGCAGATGATCATGAACGCCCTGTCGGCGGCCCAGGGAACGGGTATGAACTCCGACGGCGGCATGACCAACGTGGTGCTGTCCGTGCTGAAGGAGGTCGTGGGTTGGCCCGAGTCCAAGGTCCACATCGCCAAGATCCCCGACGACTGGTTCAAGACGGCCTACAAGATCGCCGAAGCCGTCGACAAGAGCGCACAGGAATCGGACGACCTGGCCCAGCAGTTCTTCCAGTCTCTGGGCGGCGCCGGGACCGTCGGCACATCCGGGGGAGAGGCCGACACCTCCGGCCTTAATGGGCAGTACGGCGGCTACAACTCCGCTGAGCAGAAGAAGAACGGCGTCCTGATCTACAACGCGGGCCGGTCCATGGGTGCCACCCAGAGCGACCAGATCGTGGCCATCATGACGGCCATGCAGGAGTCCGGCCTCGTCAACCTCAAGGGCGGAGACGCCGACTCAGCAGGCCTCTTCCAGCAGAGGCCCTCCCAGGGCTGGGGAACCTACGAGCAGGTCACCGACCCGACGCACGCGGCCAAGAAGTTCTTCTCCGCCCTGTTCAACATCCACAACCGCGACAAGATGACCAAGGCCCAGCAGTGCCAGGCCGTCCAGCGCTCCGCCTACCCGGACGCCTACGCCAAGCACGAGAAGGCCGCCACCCAGATGGTCAACGACATGGCCAAGAGCGGTGGCACGAGCACGGTCACCGGCTCCGGGTCGAAGAACTCCACCGAGTCCAAGCCGTCCACCAAGGCCACCGGCACCGCGACCAACTACCAGTTCATCCAGGTCGCCAAGGACCTCGTCACCACGTACCCGAACATCCCGTACACCCAGAAGTACGGCGGGACCCAGATAGACATCCTGTCGGCCGACCCGCCCCCTGGACTGGACTGCTCGTCCTTCGTTCAGGCGGTCGTCCTGCGGACCCTGGGTGGCCTGTACGGCTTCCCGCGCACCTCGGAGACCCAGAAGCCGTACTGCCGGTCCATCGACGTCGCCACGGCCATGAAGACCCCGGGAGCCCTGCTCTTCAAGGGGTCCCCGCCGTTCCACGTGGAGATGTCCATCGGCGACGGCAAGCACTCTGTGGGCGCCCACCACTCGGGCACGAACGCCTCCATCGAGTCCACCACGGCGTCCTACTGGGACTCCGGCGGCCTCGTGCCGAGGATCAACTACGGCAAGCTCGGCATGGGCGACGGCGACGCCGGGGGAGGGTCGGTCACCGACACCCCGGGTGCCGGTGCGGCCGAGAAGACGATCTACACCGATCCGTACTCGAACACTCCGGGCTACAACGCGAACGACCCCTTCGACAAGCTCTTCGGGGACACCGTCTGGCAGCCGGTGGCCAGCCAGAAGAACGACCCCGAATACATCCTGAGCCAGTCCCTTACGGGCATTAAGTCGCTGATGAACGATCAGCCCCTTCTGCCCTACCTGAAGAATCTCTTCTCGGCGACCATGCGGTCCTTCTGCTCGGCCCCGAACGGGGACCTGATCGCGTGGTTCCCGGACTACTACGGGCTGTGGGGGACGGCGGCCAAGATGGTCGTCCAGCCGATCGAGGTCAAAGACTTCTCGGTCACCTGGGACGACAGCTTCTTCGTGACCCACCAGTTCACCGCGACGACGCCGCAGGGCGGCGCGGGCCAAAACGGACTGAACCTCGCCACGGGGCAGGTCACGTCTCTGGTCGGTGCGGCCCTGGACCCGCTGGTGGTCGCGCAGAACCTGAGCTACACCCGGGGCATCGCGTCCATCGACGTCCCGGCGATGATGTACGCCCTTTTTAAAATCAACCCCACCACGGCTCAGGCCGAGAACTTCTCGAAGTGGATCTACCAGCGCTTCGGGGCCCGGCCGGACTTCCAGCAGCTCCCGAACCTGGTCGGCCCGTCGGCAGAGTTCTTCGCCTCGATCTACTACTTCATGCGCCAGTGGGCCTACCAGTACAACGCGGACATCCCGCTGACCTTCATGCCGGAGCTGTACCCCGGCATGCTCCTTCAGGTCCCCGCGTTCTCCTTCCAGGGCTACGTCAACTCCGTGACGCACTCCTGGGAGTTCGGGGACAACGGCTACTTCGAGACCTCGGCGAACATCTCTGCGCCCGCCCGGCTGAGCGACACCGGCGACGCGGCGGACGTCCTGATCGGCCTGCCCCGCGCGGGCGGCCTGATTGCGAGCTGACCCATGTACCAGTCGGTGATGGCCAAGAGGCAGGGGATCGGATCGTCGGGCACGGGTTTCTCCTTCGTGCTCGCCACGATCAAGGAAGTCCACCCGGACACGAACATCTGCCTGGCCCAGGACCTCCAGACCGGAGACCAGTACCAGGTCGGTCTGAACAAGCGCGGGGACGTCGTCTGGCCCCAGGTGGGCGACCAGTGGATCCTGGACCGATCCATGGGTCACTGGGCCCTGAGGACGAAGGTCACGGAAACCCAGGCCCCGGTCTACACCGGCTACTACAACACCATGGACGCCGACCTGCTCCGGCTCGTGCTGATCCTCAAGGGCCTGGGCCTGGTCCAGGACGGCACCACCACGGGTCCTGTCCCGGTGATCCCGACCGTCACCGGATCCAAGGCTCAGATCACCCCGGTCGTCCAGCAGATCATCTCCTACCTGGCCAGCGCGGGCGTCGTCCAGGACGGCACGACGGCCGCCACGGTCCCCGTGGACACCTGGCAGGAGGTCACCCTGACGTCCGGCTGGACGGCCTACACGACGGCTGTACGCCCCCGTTACAAGCTCAACTACGACAACAGCGTGAGCATCGAGGGGCGTGTCATCCCTCCTGGCACCGTGACCAACGGCGCCACCATCTTCACCCTCTCCACCGGCTACAGGCCTCCCTGCCAGAAGTACTTCACCGCCGGTGTGGCGGACGGTGTCTCCGGAAGCCTGATCGTCGGCACCGACGGAACGGTGAAGATCTGGGACTTCGGAGCGACCACCCCGGTCCGGGTCCTCATGCAGTGCCGGTACTCGCTGCTGCCCTGATGTCGGCCGGACCTCCTCACCGACGAAGGGGTGAGGAGGTGGCCGGTGAAGACGTTGGCCTTGTCCAATGGCGACCTGGTGATGGATTCGGGCTCGCTGAAGACGCTGGACGGACCGGCAAAGATCCGCCAGGACATTGCCCTCGCCCTCGGGGAGCGGTACGGAGATGACCCGTACAACCCCGGCTGGGGCTCGGTGCTGCCGCAGTACATCGGACAGCCGATCACGGACGACACGCCGATGCTCGTCCAGGCCGAGGTGAACCGCATCCTCCAGCAGTACATCGCGAGCCAGCAGGCCCGGCTGACTACCGCGTCCCTGAACAACCAGCAGCACACCATCAGCACGTCGGAGATCATTCGTACTGTGAACTCGGTCGACGTCTCTGCACAGTGGGACACCATCACCGTGCTGATCAACCTGACGACCATGGCCGGGCAGACGATGACGATCAGCAGGACGGTGAGCTGAAGTGGCGACCTCGCAGGCGGATATCGTCTCCCAGTTGAAGGCGGCCCTGGCCGCTTCGCTGCCGGAGCTGGACACCTCGGTCGGCACCCCCATGGGCAAGATCATGGACGCCTTCGCGGGCACCCTGGCCGACGCCTATCTGGAGAACCAGCTCCTCACCTACACCTACGACATCGACGCCAAGACCGACGCGGACCTGGACGCCTTCTGCCAGCTCTTCGGCATCGCCCGCCTTCCGGCCCGGCGGGCCACCGGAACGGTCACCTTCACCCGGGGGTCGGACAACACCGACGCCGTGGTCTTCATCCCGATCAACTTCCAGATCACCTCGTCCACCGAGACCGGGATCATCTTCCAGACGGTCACCGGTGCCACGATGAACGTCGGCGTCCTGTCGGTCACCGTGCCGATCCAGGCCGTGGACGCGGGCCCGAGCGGGAACATCGGCCCGAACCTGATCACCAACATGTCCTCGCCGATCCAGGGCGTGGCCACGGTGACCAACACGGCGGCCACCTCCGGCGGTATCGACCAGGAGACCGACACCGCCCTGAGGACCCGCTGGAAGGCCACCGTCTTCCGGAACCTGGCCGGGACCGAGGACATGTTCCTCGGCATCGCACTGAACGACCCGGACTGCTTCTCGGCCAACGTGGTCACCGCCACCAAGCAGATCCGCGAGCAGATCCAGATCGCCTCCGGGGCGGCGACGTCGACCGTCAACGACGCCAAGTACGTCTTCGGCACGCCGGTCTTCCTGGGCACGGACATCGACAACGGCGTGGTCTTCGTCAACGGGCACGACTACACCTTCACGGCCACCCTGCCGCCCACCATCACGGTCAACAACACCACGGCCATCCCGAACGGCACGATCTGCGACCTGGAGTACCAGTACACCCCGACGGCCTCCCGGTCGGACCCGGCCAACGGCATCCTGAACCGGATCGACGTCTGGGCCGCCGGGACCCGGGCCGTGGCCGCCCAGCAGTCCCTCGTGTTCCAGAACTCCAAGACCTTCGGCAGCTCGTCCTACCCGGTGACCAACTTCATCCGGCCGGACGGGACTCAGCCGACGGCCTCCAACGTCTTCATCCCGCTCGCGTACGGGCCGATCCTGACCGTCTCCCCGACCGTCACCATCGGCTCCACAACGTACGGCCTGGCGACGGCCGCCAACCCCATGGGAACGGTCTCAGGAGGCGTCACGTACGCCTACCAGATCGTGCACGACAACACCGCCAACGGCTGGACGCCGATGTCCCTGTTCGGCCTGGAGTGGAACGCAGGGACGCTCCCGGCCAACAACAGCGTCTTCACCCTTGGCGTGGACGGCGGCTACACCTACAACGAGGTCCCGATCTCCATCCAGAAGGAGCTGGACTCCTGGCGGCTGGCCGGAACCGACGTCCGGGCCCATCAGGCCACTGCGGTCCTGCTCCAGTTCTCCTTCGCGATCATGTACGAGCGGATCTCGTACCCGCCGCAGGTGAACCAGTCCATCAACGCGGCGCTGTCGGACTGGCTCAACTCCCTCGGCCTGAACTCCACCGTCCAGGCCTCCGACGTCCTCCAGGTCGTCCACAACGTCCCCGGTGTGGACAACGTGCGCTTCCTGAACGGATCGGACTACTCCGGCTGGACGTACGCCACCACGAACAACTACGCCGTCGGCATCCAGCGCCTCACCAAGTCCGGGACCGTCCAGACCTCCTACGTGGACACCACCGGACGACCGCAGGACCACCGCTTCACCGACTCCGAGGTCCCCCAGTTCGGCGGCTGCAACTTCGTGCAGAAAGCCCAGAACTCGTTCGGGAGCTACTGATGGCTACGCCGATCTTCCAGCAGACGACGAGCTTCTTCGACACCTCTGCGGCCCCCACGACGGGAATCATTCCGCTCCAGTCGGACCCCGCCGGACCCCAGGTCACGGGTGTCGAGCGCGCCACCAACATGCTGCTGCCGGACGCCCCGACCATGCAGCAGCTCCGGAACTTCCCCGAGGAGCTGTACGACCTGAGGGAGACCAGCACGCTGGTCCGCCTGATGAAGGTCCTCCTCGGCGACGCCGGAGCCGGACAGCTCCGCAAGCGCATGCTGGTCACCCGGCTGGAGGCGGCCCTGAGCGGGGCCAACTTCTTCGACCTGGACCGCTTCTACGGCGCCATCTTCGGGGCCCTGAGGAGCCAGGACGAGGTCCTGGACATCAACCCCATGGACCAGGTGGCGACGCCGGACGAGTGGGACGGGATCCAGGCGGCCGACGCGTCCTACCGCGAACGCATCGTGGAACTGGCGCAGGCCATCGCCATGGGCGGCACCATCTCCGGCCTGAAACGGGCCGCTGAGGCCATCGTGCAGGCCCCGGTGGACATCTACGAGTCCTGGCAGCTCATCGACGCCTACGGGTCGATCCTGAGCGCCACACCGAACACCTGGGACCAGACCCAGGTCCTGTACCCGACCTGGCAGAGCTTCCCGTCGACCTCCACCTGGAACGCGGTCGAGGGCACCATCCAGGTCGGCCGGACCAACACCCTGACCCGGTCGGAAATCGTCATCCGGCCGAAGAAGGACTACACCTCCGCCCAGGAGAACTTCTACAACGCCCCGCGCGAGGAGAACGCGCTCGTCAGGGTCCTCCAGAAGCTCCGCCCGGCCGGAACGATCGTCACGGTCGACACCGGCATGGGTGATCCGCACGTGCCGACGCCCATCTCCGGCCTGAAGGCCGACTCGGAGTTCTGGGAGATCGTCCCCAAGGTCCTGCCGAAGTCCTCCCTGGTCGGCGACACTTCGGCGGTCTACCCGCGCTCGTACAAGCAGGCGGCCCAGCTCGCGGCCTCCACTGCCGCCAACGGCGGGATCACTCCTGCCGACGTCCACCGGATCATCCCCCGGCCGCCGTGGACCGGCGCGCAGGGCAAGACCTGGACGTACAACACGGCCATCTCGGCGGTGACCTCGTACACCTTCGCCCCAGCGGACACCTCGAACGTCCTGGACGCCCAGGACAGCACTCCGAGCACGATCGCCGACGACCAGACCGTGGTCTACCGAGACCAGACCTCGGTGACCTACACGGCCCGCAAGGGGGTCCTGAGCGCTCAGCAGGCCCTGGCGTCCCGGACGGTCTCCGACGGCTCCCTGGTGGCCCATCCGTACACCGGCGACCGGAAGGCGATCGTCTCCCATGACTAGCGTCCAGAAGATGCCCGGGGACACCGGCCTGCCCCTGCTGGCCAACCTCTACGTGGACGGCATGCCGCTGTGGGCCCTGAACGCCGCTCTGGCGCTCAACAAGGCCCGGGTGGCCGCCCAGCGCGAGACGCAGGACCAGAGCTTCTGGAGCACCCCGCCACGGCCCAATACGAGCCGGACCCGGGAGGTCATGGAGGTCTCCCTGAGCACCACAGAGCGGATCAACCTGATCCAGCTCTCACTGGCCCACTTCCCTCACCGGGCCTGGATCCAGTACCTGGACGAGAACGGCGTCTGGCAGACGATGAAGCAGGCGTCCGGCATGGACGCCTCGGTCTCCATCGAGGAGTCCGTCCCGCTGGTCATCAGCTCCGGCGTCAACTCCGGTTCCAAGACGCACTACCAGCACTTCGGGGCCGGACACTGGGTGCCGTACCGGTTCAAGGTGCTGCCGGTCACCACCAGCCGGATCCGGGTCGTCCTCTCCCGGATCCCGGCCAACCAGGTGCCGGTCAACACCCTGCGGCAGCAGGTCGACTACTGCCTCGGGGTCAAGGACCTCTCGATCGGCTACGAGGCCTCCAGCCCCTCGGACGTCCCGGTGGTGACCCGTTCCGGAGACGTGCCCACCGAGTCCTCGGTGATCGCATCCTCCACGGACATCCTCGGCTCCTCTGTGGACTACGTGGTCCGGCAGAACCGCGCCTCGGACCTCCTGGCGGGCCGGGGCGTCTGGAAGTGCGCACCGCAGCCTCTGGCCACCGCCGTGGTCAACCTGTATGTGGACGCCCGTAATTCACAGGGCGATCCACAGGTTGTGGATAAGTTCTTCCTGGACCCGCTCCACACCGGATCCACGGTCAACATCTACTACTCGATGGACGAGCCGGACCCCGAGGTCTTCCCGGCCCCGGACACCCCGCTGGCCTTCCCGAACAGCCGGTCGTTCGGCGCCACTCCTCCGGCGCCTCTGAGCGACGGGATCCTCTTCCCGACCACCACGGCCTTCGTGGACATCGACAACAAGGCCGTCCAGTTCGACCCCACCAAGCCGTTCCAGCTCGGCATGGTGGTCCAGCCGCAGTTCCCGAGCACGGACACTGGTAGCTCGGTCATCTACGACGACGGCGTACTGAAGATTTTCTTCGGCCCCGACCCGTCGGGCACTGTCAGCACGAGCGTCTTCCAGGTCTCCCTGGGCACGATCCTGCTGAGCTGGCCCGGCCTCGTCTTCGACTTCAACGCCCGTCTGCGGTTCGTGCTGAGCTTCGACGGCCAGGACCTGACGATCCACACCCCGCTCCCGGACACTGGGCAGGAGGAGACGAGGGACCAGATCTCGGAGGTCGTCGCCGACGACGGCTCGGTCTACACCACCGAGACGCTCATCTTCCCGGACGGCACGGCCCACTTCGTCTCGATCACCTCGATGTCCGGTGAGATCGTGCCGGGCACCACCCGGCCCTCTACCCTGCGCATCGGCGGCTCGCTGACCGTGGACCCCACCCAGTCCACCCCGGCGAACGCCCGGCTCGTCTCGATGTACATCAAGAAGGGAAACCCCGACGGCGAGGGCGAGTTCGTTCAGTACTGGACCGACCCCTCCGGCTTCGTCGTCACCCCGGAGTACCCGCAGGGCAAGCAGACGACGGACAACGCGATCCTGCGGTACGACCCGAAGCACCAGACCGAGGGTCTGGACTCGCTGAACCCCTTCGGCTTCCTGGGCGGCCCCGGGGTGGTCTACGAGGAGCTGAACTGGACCCCGATCGGCCGGGATTACCAGCTCAAGAAGGGCTTCTACGAGTTCGACCCGACCAAGGCCCGCTTTTTTAATTTCGAGTTCTCGAACCTGATCGCGGAACCGCACGAGACCGACGCGCCCGTGGTTCTGACGGCGAAGATCTTTGCTCAGAACCAGCAGGCCATGTCGTCTCTCGCGAGGGCTGCGGCCGACTCGCCGAACACCGGCGGCTACGGCATGCAGGCCAACGTGGAGAAGGCCGCAGTCAACCGGTTCAACGACCAGAACCGGCTCACGGCCAACGGCACCCAGGCCGTGGCCCTGAACAGCACGGCCACCTACCTGCCGACCGAGGCCCAGTACGTGAAGGACCCGCAGGGAGCGGCCCTGATGGCCAAGGCGGCTCCGTACTGGAACTTCTCCAAGCAGCAGCCGTCTCCGACGATGCCCCGCCACTCCAGCAGCGGCAGGCACTACTACGAGACCATCTCGGTCCAGACGAACATGCGCGTGGCCTACTTCGTCGGCCTCAGCGACATCGTCATGTACCGGGTCGACCATCAGATCGCCGATGACACCGACCAGTACATGGAGCTGTTCCACGACGCGAACGACCTGGACTACGACGCCAGCGACAGCACCTCCTGGAGCCTGGAGGAGGGGCGCATCTTCACTCCTCCCTCGGTCGGCCAGCCCCTGACGATCACTTCCAAGCCGCTGAACTCCTTCCGGGCCATCCGGGGCATCCAGTTCGCCACGACCCAGAGCCCTCCGAAGCAGCTCCTGACGGACCCCGACTTCGATGACACCTCGCTCCAGTACTGGCAGCCGATGGGGGATGCGAAGATCACGCCGGATCCGTACTTCAACACCGACGTCGGATCCCTGGTGAAGATCACCCGGGCCGGTGAACCGGTCACCTGGAGTTCGATGGAGGAAATCGGCACCTGGGACCAGATCGAGGACTCCGACCCCAACCCCTACCTGCCCACCTACGACTCGATCTCCGGAAAGATCCAGGTGGGTTCCCAGGGCGGCATCCAGTCCTTCGAGTCCCTGAGCGTCTCGCCGATCGGCAAGCTCTACGCGGCAGCCCGGATCCTGGCCCCGAAGACCCTCTCCGCCCCGGTGTACCTCCAGCTCCTCAACGGAGACGGGACGGTACTGGCCGAAGAGCCCGTCACCGCGTCCGCCGGACAGATCGTGGAGTGGTCGGTCGAGTACAACATCGGCACCGGTGCCGTCCCGGACGGCACCCGGCTGTGGACCGACGTGGAGGCCCTGGCCACCACCTGGGACGGCATGGACCTGATCGGGACCTGGAACGACGTGGCGGCCGGTACGGTCGACCGCGAGGTCTTTGACGTAAAGGTCCAGCTCTTCCAGCAGCAGGCCACCTCGGACGTCTTCTACGTCGACAACATCTCGGTCTTCAACGACTCGATCATGTGGGAGTTCAGCCGGGACGGGGGACAGACCTTCTGGCCCGTCTGGGACATCCGCAACGACCCCAACGGCGTCTTCCTGTTCCCCGAGGGCGTGGACCAGCAGTCCGCCACCAGTGGATCCGCGCTGGTCTGGAGGGTCACCGGGGCCGCCCCCGACCTCTCGATCTCGGCTCTTCAGATCCGGCCCTGGTTCGAGTCCGTGATGATGGGGATGCCCGCCCGGTACTCCGTCCAGAAGGGCGGCCCCAACCTCTCGCCGCTGGACCAGAACCCGGACGTCTCCGACGACCCCATGTTCAAGGCCTGGCACCACGCGATCCCCCAGGACTGGTGGTACATCTACCGCCAGTGGCTGCGGCAGCAGGTCACACCGACCCCGGTCCCGCAGCGGTCCTTCCTGCCGGACACCGTCCCCGATGGCGTCAACGAGGGCTCTCCGGCCGCCCCGGACACCTCGGTCATGCCGTCCTCGTTCGTCTACACCGGCTCATAAGGAGACACCGTGCGAGCCCACTTCACCCGGCCCGTCACCGACGAGCAGGGCGACCTGCTGCCGAACGTGCAGGTGACCGTCTTCGATCCGGGCACCACCACCCCGATCAGCCAGGTCCTCTACACCTCGGACACCGGCAACACCGTCCTGACCAACCCGTTCGTGTCGTCCACCGGCGTCATCGACATCTACCTGGACCAGCCCGCCCGGGTGCGGTTCGGCATCGTCCAGAGCAACCTGCCGATGCAGTTCTACGAGGACGTGGACGTTCTCGCGGCCGGGTCGGACTCCCAGCACTTCGGTGCCGGGGCGAACTCCCTGATGATCGGCGTGGGGGCGACCTCCAACGGAGACGCGTCCACGGCCCTGGGCCCCTCGGCGTCCTCGGCCGGTGTCAACTCCTCGGCGTTCGGCCCCAACACCAACGCCGTGGGCGACTACTCGGCGGCCCTCGGCCAGGCGGCCACCACCCAGGGCGCCTCAGCGCTCGCTGCGGGCCGTACGGCCACCGCGACGGGTGTGGCGTCCACCGCCGTCGGAAACGCCTCCCAGGCGACCGCAGACAGCGCCACAGCCCTCGGTGACGGGGCCGTGGCGGGCTTCACCCATTCCACGGCCATCGGCGCTGGGGCGGAGGCCGACGGCAACAACCGGATCGTCATGGGCACGGCTGCCGACATGACCGTCATCCCGCAGGGTTCGGGCATCGTGATGTTCGACTCCAACGGGGTTCAGTGGGAGATCACGATCAACACGGACGGGAGTCTGAACACGGCCCAGCTCTGATGTCCCCACCCCTTCCAGTCCGGCGAAGGAGTGAAGACCGAGGAGGACCCTGTGGCCCGTGCACATCTGTTCCGCCCCATCACTGACCGCGAGGGCAACCTGCTCTACAACGCGACAGTGACCGTGCGAGAAGTGGACTACGCGATCCCCGTCGGCCAGCCCCTGTACGCGGGCCCGACGGGGGAGGACGTCCTAGACAACCCCCTCACGGCCGTCAACGGGGTCATCGACTTCTGGCTGGAGACCCCGCAGCGGATGTCCATCCTCGTCCAGCACCCCACGGTCTCGGACATCCTCGTCTACCTGGACGCCCCGCCCCCGCCGGAGGAGATCGTCTCATCCACGGTCCCGCTGGAGATCGTCAACACCCCCACCGTCTCCGGCCAGGTCCTGCTGAGCACCTCCACGGCGGGGCAGGCCCAGTGGGGCAACCCGCCCTCCGGAACCGGTCTCACTCCAGTCGTGGTGGCCGACTCCCAGAGCTTCAGCAGCGGAGGGGATCCGGCCGGATGGGGCTTCGTCCAGACGAACGGCGGAGCCCACACCTACGACCCGCTGTCGATCCCGCCGGGCACGAACTACCAGTACTCGCTGCGGATGACCCAGTCGGCGAACAACGGCACGGTGACCCTCACCGGACCCACGTTCAACCTGCTGGAGTCCGGCCGCCTGTCGCTGTGGATCAAGTCCTCGTTCTTCTCGGGGGAGACCTTCACGGTCGTCGTCTCCGACGCCTCGTCCGTCCACACCACCCTGGCCACCATCGCGAGCACCCGGGACTGGGGCTTCTACGCCTTCGACCTCGCGGCAGGAACGTACACCCCGATCTTCACCTACACCGGCCAGGCAACCTTCGCGGCCGGAGACCACTCTCTGTGGATGACGGGCTACGTCGCCCAGTACGGTGGCAACATCCCGCCGCACAGTCACAACGGCACCGGGACCAACTCGGTGGCCCTGGGCACGGGGGCGGTCGCCTCGGGGACCTCCTCCACGGCCGTGGGCGTCAACACGACCGCCTCCGGGGCCAACGCCTCGGCCTACGGCTACGGGGCCACGGCCTCCGGCGCGAACAGCCTTGCGGCGGGATACAACTCCGTGGCGAACGGCGACTACTCCATGGCCGTGGGCTCCGGAGCATCCGGCACCGCGACCGACACCGCCTGGGTCGCCATCGGCTACGGGGCCAACACCTCGGGTATCGAGGCCGTGGCCGTGGGCAAGAACGCCTCGGCCCAGGAGGACTACGGCGTGGCCGTCGGTTCGGCCGCCCAGGTCGGTCCTGGCGCCAACTCGGCTGTGGCCATCGGCCAGAACGCCCAGGCTCTCGGTGCCAGCTCGGTCGCCATCGGCCAGGGTGCCGTGGTCGGCACGACCCACAACAACTCGGTGGCCCTCGGTTCCGGGGCGGCCACCACGAGCGCCAACCAGATCATGCTGGGCAACGCCGGTGCGATCACCACGGTGACCGGCTCACTCCAGAACTACGGACTGGCGTCCCTGGGATCCCCCGGAAGCCGGATCGGCTTCTACGGCACGGCGGGCAACGTCATCCAGACCATCTCGGGCTCCGACGACGGCAACGTGACCGTGCGGACCCTGGTGAACGCCCTGGCGGCCATGGGGCTGGTCATCAACAACACCGTCCAGCAGCCCCTGTCGTCCGCGACGCCCATCGGCGTCATCGACTACTTCTACCACCAGGACCCGGGCGACGGCTCCCTCGGCAACGGGGACTTCGACTTCGCGCCATACACGTACGCGCCCCTGGCCTTCTCCGACCAGTCGCCGTACCCGTCCGGACCGCAGTGGTACGTGGGTGCCGACCACAACGCCTACAAGGGCTACGCGGGCGGTCTCGGTGCGCTGAAGAACATGTACAACCCCCGGCACAGCTTCTACTTCACGCTGACCACCACCGGCACCGGAAACAAGATCTGCATCGCGCTGCGGCACACCGGCGCCTCCGGCTCCTCGGCGGCGGCCGGATACCTGATCTTCGACCAGGCGGCCAACACGCTCTCGCTGGCCACCAAGGCGGCCGGGGACCCCTCCAACACGTACACCGTGGCGGCAGGCAACTCGATCAGCCTCTCCACCATCGGCGCGACCCCGTTCGACGGGGCCGGACACCTGCACACGATCTCGGTGTCCGGCACGAACGTCATGTACGCCGACAGCGGCTTCGGCACTCCGGTCTTCTTCCAGGCCCCGGCCCTGAACCTGACCGGAACGTACATCGGTGTCGACTTCGCTCAGACCACCTCGAAGTTCAACAACATCACCTTCCTGCCGCAGCACACCTTCGACGGCTTCAAGACCACCGGCGCCCTGAGCAACGCGGCCTCCGGCGAGGCCTGGTGGCCGGTGCAGTCGGGCGCCGGAGCGGGATCCACGGTCTCGGCGGCGGGGAACCTCCAGCTCACCGGAGCCTCCGGCGGATACGCCCTGGCCTACGTCCTCACCGGCGCCAACTCCTCCGGCAAGAACGTCGCCACCCGCTGGAACGGCTCCATCACCCCGACCACCGGTATGGGTGTCGTGGGCCGTTACGTGGACGCGAACAACTATTACTTCATCAACAACTCGCAGATCACGAGGGTCTTGTCCGGCACTCAGACCACCCTGGCCACGCTGTCGCAGACCTACGTGGCCGGGGACAAGATGTCGGTCACCTTCAACGCGAGCGGCTCCATCGTGGTGTACCGCAACGGTACGCAGATCGGCTCCGCCACCGACACCACCTCCACCCTGCTGGCCTCGAACCGCTTCGGGCTCGGCATCCGGGGCGCCGGTACGGCGGGATTCCAGTACTTCTGGTGCTACGACAACGTCAACGGGGCGGTGACCTACAAGTGACCACACCGGTGCAGCCCCGCTGCCACCTCCACCTGCCGATCACGAACAGTTCGGGAGACGTCTTCCCGTACGCCACGATCACGCTCTACGACGCGGACACCGGCACTCCGGTGACGACGAACGTCTACGTCCAGCCTCAGGACGGAAACCCGGTCTCCTTCCCGCTGTTCGTGGATCCGGCCATCGTGGATCTGTGGACCGACGATCCCGTTCGCGTGCAGATCGTCGCGGAGGTCTCGGACAACGTCCGGGTCGTCCTGGACGGGATCGACATCATGCCCCCGGCCGACAACATCTTCCGGGCCCCGAAGCCCCTCACGGTCGACGGGGCCGACCAGACGGTGTCCACGGCCGTCCTCATGGCCTCCGAACCGGGCCGGGCCTCCTTCCGGGTGGCCGACCCGGTGGGCACCCATCAGCACGCGGGCGACTCTGCCGGATCGGTGGTCCTCACCGGCGAGGCTCCGACGGACTTCAACCCGTACCAGACCTGGGTGGGCTACCACGCCGGGGAGAACGCGGCGGCCACCTCCACGGCCTCCAGCGCGTACGGCGCCAACGCGGAGCTGAGCGGATCCTCTTCGACCCTCCTGGGCTATGCGGGGATCGTCCCGCAGACCTTCGTCGGAACCTCGGGAGACATGGCCACCGTGCTGTCCTCCGAGAACGGAGATGCCACCTCGGGATCCACGGTGGCCGGTCCGGGGAACCTTACGGCCATGGCCAGGGACATGACCGTTCTCGGCGGCATGAACACCGCGTCCAGTGCGGCCAACGGCTCCACTCTGATCGGCCCGGGAAGCACCGTCGGGTCCTCCGGAGTGGTCAAGGTCGGACCGAATCACTCGGCCGTCTTCGGGGCAGGAAGCAACCACACGGTGGTGGGACCGGCAAACTCCGCCCAGAGCAACGGCCTGCCCTGGGCCGGAGCGCAGACGCCGTTTGCTCTGGGCGGTTCCCAGGTATCGCTGGCCGGAGATCCCAGCACCCAGACTTCCGCAGACGACTGGTTCGGCGGGGTCAGCCCGTTGGCCATGGGAACCAGCTCCACGACGTGGTCTCCGTCGATCGGCCTGATCCAGGGCAACATGTACACCCAGACGGCCCTGCGGGCCCAGGGCGACGTCGTGGTCAACGGTCAGCGGACCTACTCCAACGCCACCACGACCCTGGGCTTCTTCGGGGCGACCGGTACCACCCGGCCGAACGTCCCGGTGGACTCCACGGCCGTCTCCAACACCGTGGTGGACCAGCTCATGACGGCTCTGGCCAACCTGGGCCTGATCTACACCGCGAGCGTCCCCCTGGTGTACCAGGGAGCCCATCAGCCGGACGCGACCCCGATGGAGTTCGCGGAGACCGGCCAGGCCCTCCAGTGGAAGCTCCCGTCGGCGAGCCCCGACTACCGGTCGACCAACCCCTTCACGATCGCCTCCAGCAAGGTCGTGCTGAACGCGGCCAACGGGCCGTACCCGACTCGGGGGACCCCGGCGATCTACTCGGCCGGACGCTCTGACGTCATCGTGCAGGGCCAGTTCACCTACAACCCGACGGCGGCGGCCGGGACGAACGCCATCTCGAACTACGGCTTCGAGACGAACACCACGGGATGGCAGGGGTGGGATCCGGGCGTCACGATCAGCCGGGACACCACCCGGGCGAAGTTCGGCGACGCCTCTTTGTCGATCGGCCCTTCGGCCACGGCCGATCACAGCCGCGCCGCTACCACCCTGACCACCACGCCGGGCACCTCGATGAACTTCTCCATCTGGGTCTATCCGCAGTGGAATCACCAGATCCTTCTTACGATCGACTACTTCGACTCGGCCTGGAACTACCTCGGCAGCAACGGTGCGACGAACACCATCACCACACCGACGCTGAACACCTGGACGCGGATCAACGTCGGGGGAGTGGCCCCGTCCTCCACGGCGAACATGGCCTGCACGGTGGGCTACATCGCCCCGGGCAGTCTGATCCCCGCTGGGCACACGCTGAATGTCGATGGCGCCATGCTCCAGTTCGGCACCACCATCATGGGCAACTTCGTGGACAACGCGGGGTATCACCCTGACGACCGGATCACCGGCCTGATGGTCCGGTGCCTGCACGAGAAGTCCCTCTCCGGCGGCCAGACCATAGCGACGACCAAGGGGTATCTGATCGGTCGTACGGATGTGTATTCGATGGCGGGGAACACGATTACTGGAACCGTGGCCACGCACAGTACGCCTGTGGCCACAGGCCAACTACTCCAAGCGGACTGCAATGGGAACAGCGTCATCGTTCGGGCGAATGGAACCCAAATCTCCGCCTTCACGGACAGCACCTGGAACACTCGCGTGAAGTTCGGCTACCGGCTGGCGCCTACGACGAACGTCTCCGATTTCCTGGTACTTCCGTTCGGGTTCTGATGATCGCGTAGACGTTCGTCCGTTCGCCTGGCTAAGATTCCATGCTAGTAGGAACAATTCCTGGAGAACGGGAGGGACGGCGACATGAGTCTCGAAGACGTCGTGTCCCGCATGGTGATGCGGGCGCGGCAGTTCGAGCGTGCACTGCACGACCCGGGCCCGTGGACGATCGTGGTCGACGGGGCGTCGAGCGTTGCCCGCAAGGTGGTCGGCGAGAACCACGTGACCTTCTTCGCGATCGTGCGCTGTGACAAGGACGCGCCGGTGGCCGAACTGCGCTGCAACGGTGACGTCGTCGCGGTCAAGTCTCTGGGGAGGGTGGGTCACGCCCAGATCGCCTGGGGGTTCGAGATTGACGAGGCGGTGGTCCTCACATGACGACGACCCTGATAGAAGCCCCCTTCGATGCCAACTGGCCGGAGGGGGCTCTTTACTGGAGCCCCAGAGGTCTCTATCCGTTTCAGATAGAGCACATCGCGCAGGCGTACGTGGGCGTCCAGAGCGGCGAACAGCCGGAGTGGATGTTCTCCTGGGACACCGGCCTGGGGAAGTCCCACGCGGCCATGCAGCTCTCCGCGCTGGCCTTCGAGGACGGCATCGCGGACCTCGTGATCCTCGTGTGCGAGCGGAACAAGCTCAAGGAGTGGCAGGCCGACTTCGAGAAGTTCACGCGCCTGGACTCCCGGATCCACCACGGCCCCTCGCGCAAGAGCAAGCTGGCCAGGCTCGGGCTGCCGGACGTCCTGATCACCACGTACGAGACCGGCAAGGCCGACCTGACGGCCATCGACAAGTCCGGCCGCCGGAAGGTGTTCAAGAGCGGTCACCTGCTGGAGCAGATCCTCGCGTCCGGCCGGAGGCCGGTGGTCTTCTTCGATGAGGCCGACAAGCTCTCGAACCGGTCCTCGGCCACCTACGGGGCGTACGAGCACACCCTGAAGGTCCTCCGGAAGCATTTTAAAAACTTGCCGGTGTTCATGATGACGGCCACCTCGATCCGAAGGGATCTGGAGAACTCCTTCCACCAGTTCCGGCTGCTGCGACCGAAGGCCATGCCGCTGATCGGCGAGTTCGAGAAGTACTTCGTGCGGGGCCGGGACATCTACGGGCGAGCGAGGTACTTCGACCACCGGGTTGAGGAGTTCGCGGCCCTCTGCCAGCCCCTGATGCTCTCCAAGCGCAAGACGGACCCCGACGTCATCGACCAGTTCCCGGCGATGACCGAGGAGCCCCTCCGTGTCGACCTGGAGGGGGACCAGAAGAAGCTCTACGACCTCGTGGCCGAGCTGGACGGGGTGGGTGGTCAGCTCCAGGCCCTGCGGCAGATCTGTGCCCACCCGAGGGCGCTCCTCCATTCGGCCCAGGAGGGCTCCAGCAAGCTCGCCAGGACGCTCGTGGAGGAATTCGGGCACGAGTGGCTGATGAACTGCCCGTCGGCCAAGACGGAGGCGCTCAGGGCCTACCTGGAGCCGATCGTGCTGGACCAGGAGGACAAGGCGGTGGTCTTCAGCTTCTTTGGCCCGAGCGCCCTTCCGTGGTTGGCGGATGCCCTGACCAAGGCCGGGATGAAGATCTTCTTCCTGCACGAGCTGGATGCGTTCAAGGTCCACCAGGGTGGCGCGGTCCTGCTCACCTCGGACGCCGGGGCCCGAGGGGTGAACATCCCCGAGGCGTCCTACTTGGTCGAGTACGACGTCGCCACGACGTACGGCCTGAGGACCCAGCGGCTGAACCGGATCAGCCGGATCGGATCCGGTGGCCCCACGGCTACCGTCCGCTCGATGATCACCAACGAGACGGTGGAGATCGGCCTCGTCTACGCGATGCTCCGGGGCAACGCGCAGTCGGATCTGCTCCTCGGTCCGGGTGAAGACGGAGCGGAGTTCCTGACGGCGGCCATGCGGCGCGAGATGCTGCTCGGGGAATGACGAGAGGGGTCCCTAAGGACCCCTCTCTCCCTGCCAAGCCGCACCTTGCCTCGCCTAGCCTCGCCTTACCCGGCCATGCGAAGACCCTAACGATATCAGGAGGATGCGTGACCCCGCTGGAGGACCCGGCGTACGAGCCCCTGCACCCGCCGGTGGACGGCCAGCTCCCGGACGTCGTGCGGCGGTTCGGCAAGGCCACCCAGCTCCGCTGGTTCGCCCGTTTCGGTGACCGGCTCGCTCCCCGGACCGACTGGGACGAGTACTGGTGCCAGTCTGAGCACCACAAGGGGCCCTGCTGCGGCCCGTGCGAGGGGGAGTTCGAGGACGGCTACCAAGGGGGCGGAGTGATGATGGACGGCTGGTGCTGCTGCAAGGACGGGAGGGCGTCATGGCGGCGCAAGTGAGCGACTTCTTCTCGGACGTCCTGGAGCTGATCGAGAAGTCACCCTTGTACGGGAAGGGGGCGTTCCTGCTGAACGTCCGCTATGCCGTGGACGACGAGGGTGTCATCTTCGAGCTGACCTTCTCTCCGGAGGGGGACTCGGAGATCAAGGCGAAGTGGATCATCGATCTTCCGGCCATGCACGAAGAGGGCGCCACCCATCGGGAGTTGGTCCAGAAGGGGCTGGACGCCATCTACGAGGCGTTCCGGGCGCGGTAGCCCTGATCCACTTGCTACTCCGGCATTCGTTGGAGTACCTTCATCTCGTTAGTCCGGCGGGGACCCCCAGTCCCCGGACGTACGGTACGGACTGGAAGTGGTGCGGCGGGGATCTGTATCCGGGGTTCCCGCCGGGCCCGAAGACCGGGCATCGTGCGGAACTTTGGACAGGTCGAGCGCCACGCCTCCGGTTGTTATTGCACAACGGTCCCCAGAGGTGCTCAAACCACCCCCGAGGACCAAGGGAGCGGGATGGCTCCTCCGCATGGACGGGAATCCTTCGGAGGGACCGCGCAGGGCCGGGATGTCCCGTCTACCGGCTTTCCTGTTGGGGGTGCGAATCCCCCGTCCCGCACGGATGCGCAAGAGCTATTGCTGTGGTTCATGTCCCCCAGATGGGGACGATGCGCGTCAAGGCCAATATCCACGTCTGTGCTGGCATGGACGTTGATCTCTCCAACAGCGTGGCCCCGGCTGTGGCCGTAACGGGGCACCTAGACTTCGAGACGTGCCGGGAAGGTATCGCCCCGGCACAAGCAGCAGGACCGACTTGGGCCCCGTCGGATCCGGCTAGGTGGGCTACAGCCTCCCGCCGCTGCGGAAAAGGTTGCAGGGAAGGGACTCGGTTCGATCCGTGAGATGAGCCCGGCTTTGGCGAGGCGGGTGGACTCCGGATCATGCCATCGACCGGGTCCGCATAAGCCGGGGAACGCACCGCCCCGTCCCGAAATGGGCACGACGAAGGCCCTGGACAACTTGTGGAGTCCAGGGCCTTCGTCGTGCGCGTGGACGGCTCCCAACCCCGGGGCGTGTCCGTTCCCCGGGGCGGGACCGCGAGTAGATCTTACTGGTTGCCGAACTGGGCTCTCAGGCGCTCGTACTTCGCCCGGAACTCCTGCATGTCCAGCGGCTTGGAGACCTTGTGGACCGGCTCGGGCTCCCGGGGCGAGGGGATCAGCACGGGCTTCGTCTGATCCCGCATGTGCTGCTGTATCCACGCGAGGCCCTTGGCCGTGATCCGCACCTGGGCGTTGGCCTCCTTGCGGGCCCTCGGGTCGTCGGCGTCGTGGTCCGGACGGGTCTGCGGCTTGAGCCGGATGTGGGGGAGGTGCTCGGAGTACGGCACGAGCTGACCCCGGCCCCGGCGGTACATCATCCGGTTGTTGATCATCCAGTCCCGCAGCCGGTTCTGGCCGGTCTCGATGGCCGGGTCCCGGTTCAGGATCGCGGCGGCCTCCGCCATGGAGTAGTCGCCGTCGGCGCCCTCCACGAGGACGTTCCAGGCCTCCGCCGGGGGCCGGAGCATCTCGGCTTCGGCCTTCGCCTCGGCCGCCTGGAGTTCGGCCTTCTGCTGGGCCTCCAGGGCGTCCGCCCAGCCCCTCAGGGCTTCGATGTGGTTCGGCATGACGGCGGCCTTGGAGGCCATCGCCTGCTGGACGTTCTCGGCGAACTGGGTCTGCACGACGAAGTACTGCTGGGCCGCCGCGATACCCGGCTTCCGGGGGTCTCCGTTCAGGAAGACGAAGTGACACGCTGTACGCGACAGGCGCCAGTCGACGCCCGGTCGACCGCGTTTCCCCTGGTCAGCATTTTTCGTCGGCGCCAACGAAAAATGCTGGGCGACGTCATAGCCACTCTGAGTCATCGCCGTGCGGGCGTCGTTGATCGCTCGCTGGAAGTGACGCCAGTCCGTGTAGTCCGTCGGACCCATCAGGTCCCGGGCCATCCAGAACTCGCCCCGCTCGTCCACGCGCTTCAACGCGTCGAAGGGGCTCTGGGACTTCTGGATCTCGCTCATCATTCGCCCCTCATGTAGGCCGCGATCACGTCGTCCATGTCGGTGATGCCGCGCTCCGCCAGACGCTTGCGCTTCTCCTGACCCTGGATGATCCAGGCCGTAGGAAGGTTCTTGACGTCCTGGCGACCAGGTCCGCTGAGGCTGGCCTCCAACTTGAGGGTCTCGGGCTCGATGTCCATCAACCAGGCCGTGAAGGGCAGGTTGAAGTAGGGCTGGCCCGCATCATCGATCCGGACGGGGTACTCCCGGGGTTCGGGGAAGGTCATGTAATCTCCCTCTGGTAGGTAGATGACAGCGTGCTTCGATCTCGGACACGGTGTTCTGTCTTGGAAACGGTCCCTCGCCCTCAGACTGCCGGGGACCGTTTCGCTTTTCCTGGAGAGAGTCTAGACCTTCACACCGTCAGGAGCCGTTCAGATAGCGGTCCTTGGCCACGGCGGGACCGGAGCGGTACCAGTGCCGTCCCACGCGGCGGCCCACTCCTCCTCGATCAGGAGGGTCACCAGGTCCCGGCCGTCCGGCAGGGTGATCTCGGCGTCGTACCGGCCCCCGTACTTGTCGGGGGAGAGGTCCCGGTCGACCTTGTGGGAGTGGACGACCACCTGAGTCCCCACCGGGAGGAGGGCGGCCAGGTTGTCCCGGGCCTCCGGTCCTCCCGGCTGGGACAGCTCTCGTGCGTTGCACCCGTACAGCCGCATGGACAGCTTGTGCCGCCAGGTGTTGAGTCCCTGGTCGAGGTCGACGGTCACGGTGTCCCCGTCGTGGACTCCCCGCACGATCGCGTAGTAGGTGTACATCAGAGGCTCTTGGCGGCCAGCCACGTGTGCATGGCGTCGGCCAGAGCCTTGTCCGCGTCGGCCGGGACCGGCACGGGAACCGGAGTCGGCTGCGGGGTCGGGGCGTCCGTACCGAGCATGTGGGGAACCGTCACGTCGCCCTGCTGGTCCAGGAGCCACTTCATGTCCTGCCGGGAGATGAACGCCTGGCCGTTGACGGCCCAGTCCTCGCCCCAGGAGTTGTCCAGGGTGTAGCGGTCCTTCTCCACGTCCAGGCCGGACAGGACGTACTCGTGGCCACCGGCCTCGGGGGAGGAGACGTCGAGCTTGATCACGCCGTTGGAGTCCGGCTCGAACATGCAGTTGAGCCACACGGTGCCGACCATGACCGGGCCCTTCTGGAGGGCCGAGTCCAGGGCGCCCAGGGTGAAGCCGTGGGTGTACACGTCGGCCAGCCCGAGGAGCACGAGGGTCTTGGCCGCCGCGAGGCCCGAGGAGCCGGTGTCGTCCGGCTTGTAGGTGCCCGGGAAGGAGTCGATGCGCGTGTTCAGCTCGTAGCACATCACCGCGAAGTCCTCGTCCACGGTGTGCGTACCGGCGGTGAAGACGCCCTTGGTCCGGGCGGCCTGCTCGTCGGTGATGGTCACCTGGGTGACGCCGGTCCGGCCGAGGGAGTTGGTCACGATGAGACCGGCGGGCGCGTTGCCCGAGCAGGACCCCACGTTGCCCTGGTTGAAGTGGGGCGCCTGGCGCTTCCACTGGACCGACTGGATGGCCCTCCGGGGAAGGACGCCGTGCGCAAAGGCGAGGGAGCGCGGGTCGTGTTCGACAACCCGGCCGAGGGAGTAGGGCACTGGTCCTCCTCGTGATCGACTGTGCCTACTCGCCATGTACTGCCTGAAATGGTCAAGTCGTCAAGTACCGACGGCTATGAGATCGGTGTGAGTTCAGCCCTGGCCGCTCGGGTGGAAGACCAGCGGGTCCAGGGCCTCCAGGGCCCTGTCCATCTCGCCCCGCTTGATGGCCTTGCGGGCCGGTTCGATCAGATCCGAGATGGCCGCGAGGAGCTGGAGCTGGTCTCCCTCATCCAGCTTGTCCAGGACCTCCAGCAGGCGGTCACCGGGCACGTTCCTGTGGAGGTGGCAGTAGTCCGCCCGATTCATGCACGGACGGCCAGTGGTCCTCGTCGGCTTACCGCACTTCGGGATTCTGACTCTCACACTCGCTCCATCCATCGCGTCCAGTCCTCCACGGTGGCTCGTCGGTAGCTCTCGGCCAGCCGCTCGATGTCCTCTCGGTGTTCGGCCGTCTCGGTGCCGTCCAGCTCGGCCAGCAGGGCCTGGGCGTGCTGTTCACCCTTCTCGGCCCGGATCTCCTCGGCCGTCATGGGCTGGGCGATGCGTCGCTGTTCATCGGCGTGCTCCACCAGGAGCCGACCCTCGCGGGTGCGCTGGTCAAGCAGGAACATCTCGGCTACCTGCTCGGTCATGAGTGCGGACCAGTCCAGGGTGTACCGGGTGGCCCTGGCCTTCCCGGTCTTCGTCAGGATCCCGTAGGCGCCGTTCCCGTAGGCCAGGAGCTTCTTCGCCAGCCGCTTAGCCCTGTCCGCCCCTCCGGCCAGCTCGGCCCACTCCTTCGCGGACATCTCCAGGGTCTTCAGGCCGGTGAGCATCGCGACCCTCCAGCCCTCCTTGCCCAACTGGTCCTTACCGCGACTCCAGATGTCCAGGGCCGGGTCCAGGAGGGCCCTGACCTCCGGGATCGAGAATCGGTGCGCGAAGGTGTCACCATCTTTGAAGGCCTTCAGGCCTTTCAGACCTTCAAGGTCTTGGGGGTCTTTAAGGTCTAGATGCTTGGTGACACCTTGCCGCACCGATTTGGGGGCCAGCCGGTAGATGGCGACCTCACGGCCCTCGGAGTCCCAGGAGCGGCCCCGCTCGATGGTCTGGATCAGCCCGTGGGGACTCAGGCCCCAGGCCTCGGTTGAGAGGGTCTCCAGGACGCAGTGGAAGGCGGTGTTGGCCGACCTCTCCAGAGAACGCATGCCGCGCTGCTCGGGATTGAAGGCGATCGACGCGGCCATGGCGCATTCGACCAGAGCATCGGGGTGGTGCCACAGCACGGACCTGATGTCGTCAAGGTCAACGTGACTCTGCGGTGCATCTTGGGTACGCTCGTCGCAGGACAATTTCATGCGGTTCCCGTCAGGTGTGAGAGTCGGTCGGGGACTGCGAGTTGGAGGATGTGGCGTCCTTCAGCTCACCCGGGGATCGTACCTTGTACGAGGGGGACCCCCGCAAGCAGCCCTCCAAGGATCCCTTGGGGGGTTCTGCTTTTTAAAAGGCCCGAAAAGGGGTTCCGCTACAAGGATCCTTGGTGTAGTGTTTGAGGCACGCCAGAGAGACGGACCCCAGGAGGCCACATGACCGTCACCGCGACCGAAGACATGAAGATCGGCAAGACCATGATGGGCCCCACCACGTGGGCCGAGGTCGAGCAGAACTTCGCCCGGGAGCTGCCGGGTTACGAGCCCCGCAAGCCCCAGCAGATCATGGCGACGGCTATCGAGGTGGCCATGGCCAACGGGCGCCACGCGCTCGTCCAGGCGGGCTGCGGCACCGGCAAGTCCCTGGGTGGCACGGTCCCGATGATCCTCCAGGCCATCCAGCAGGACACCCGCGTGGTCGTCGCCACGGCCACCAAGGCCCTCCAGGAGCAGTACGCCAACAAGGACATCCCGTTCCTCCAGGAGAAGGCCGGGATCGTCAAGGAGAACGGCGAGCCCTTCTCCTGGGCCCTGGTCAAGGGCCGGTCGAACTACGTCTGTCTGGCCAAGCTCCGCTCCGACGACAACGAGCGCAACCCGCTGGCCGAGGCCATCTCGGCCGAGCTGGAGGCCGACGAGCTGCACTCCGGCGACCGCGAGCACTTCGAGGCCGAGATCGGCGACATGGACTGGGGCAAGCTCTCCAGCTCCTCCAACGAGTGCCCCGGCAAGTCCGAGTGCCCGTTCGGCGAGGTCTGCTACGCGGAGAAGATCAAGGCCCGGGGCAAGCAGGTCGACCTGGTCATCACCAACCAGGCCATGCTGATGACCGACCTGGTCATCCGCGAGAAGACCGAGGGTTCCGACAACGGCCCGGTGGAGATGCTGGGCGACTACGGCATGGTGCTCTTCGATGAGGGCCACGAGCTGCCGGAGTACGCGGCCAACGCCCTCGGCAACGACTTCAACGGCCGGGGCATGAGTTTCCTGGCCCGCGACTGCGCCACCTTCGCGGCCATCCACGGCCACGACCTCCAGCACCGCTCGGACAAGATGGGCGAGGTCCTGACGTCCCTGTCCGGGCTCCTGGTCCCCCTCGGCGGCAGCGCGCTCACCCTGAGCTGGTTCGCGGAGCACTTCGGCTCCTTCGCCGACATGATGGATCTGCTGAAGTCCCTTCGCCTGGACATCCAGAGCGTGAAGGCCGAGGGCGACGAGAACTCCCGCTTCCAGGCCAAGAAGAAGATGCTGCTGACCCGCATCTCCAACGCCATGGCGGTCCTGGAGGAGATGCTCCTGTCCGAGGACGCCGACCGGGTCCGCTGGGTCGAGGTCAACGACGTCCGCAACAGCACCGAGAAGGCCTGGAAGATCCGCGTGGCGCCGGTCAACGTCGGCCCGTGGCTGAAGCGGATGCTCTGGGACCGGACCCCCTCGGTCGTCATGTCGGCCACCCTGTCGGCGGGCAAGAACCGGGACGGCTCGAAGGACTTCAACTACATCAAGCGGACCCTGGGCCTGTACGAGGCGGACCAGGTGGACGTCGGCACCCCCTTCGACTTCGGCCAGCAGGCCCTGATGTACGTCCCGGCCCCGAGCGTTCCGACCCCGAAGGACCGCAACGCCTGGATGTCCTGGTCCATCGCCACCACGCTGGAGCTGATCGACACCTCCAAGGGCGGCGCCCTCCTGCTCTTCACCTCCCGCAAGGCCATGAGGGAGGCCCACGAGGCCCTCTCCGAGCGCCTGGAGGACCGGGGCCTGACCACCCTCATGCAGGGCGACGGCCGGACCAACAAGGAGCTGGCGAAGATCTTCAAGGAGGACGAGCACTCGGTCCTGTTCGCCCTGAAGTCCTTCTTCGTCGGCGTGGACGTCCCGGGCGAGGCCTGCCGACTGGTGATCATCGACAAGATGCCCTTCCCGGTTCCGACCGACCCGATCTTCGCGGCGCGGTCCCTGGCGGAGGAGCGGGCGGGCCGCAAGCCCTTCAGCTCCCTGGCCATCCCGATGATGACCCTGACCCTGGAGCAGGGTGTGGGCCGTCTGATCCGGACCAAGCAGGACCGGGGCGTGGTGGCCCTGCTGGACTCCCGGCTCTCCAGCACCCCCTACGGCCGCTCGATCGTGAACTCCCTCCCGGACTTCCCGGTCACCACCCAGCTCTCCGACGTCCGCGACTTCTACGCGGGCAAGAGCTTCGGCCGATGATCGAGCGCTACTGGAAGTGCGCCACTCCCGACTGTCTCCGGAAGGTCGGGGGTGGCGCCGCCCACTGTTGCGGTGAGTGCGCCCACTCGGGCAAGCACCACTACGAGATCCACGAGCACTCTCCCGCGTGCGACCAGAGGGCCGCTGAGCGGGGTACATGGACTCTCGCGGAGGCCTGGGCCAACGTGAGACCGAGCTTCGGCCGGTAGGCCGGAGCGGGCCCCTTCAGTCGGCTGGCACCGGCGACAGGGGCCCGGGATCCCTCCTTGGAGGGTTCCACGGTTCCTCCTCGCCGGGGGCTTGGAGGAGCCCTGAGAGGCCCCTCCCCTGTGCCGATGGGGGAGGGGCCTTCCGTTTGCCCTCAGGGGTAGCGGTACTACAAGGATTCCTGTAGCATGTGATCAACGCCAGAGAACACCGGTAACGCATGGAGGTACGTATGACCACTGATACGACCACGGAGCTTGTCCCGATCTCGCGATCCCAGAAGCTCGTCCTCAAGGAGAAGCCCCTCAAGGAGGTCGCGGAGACCCTGGCGGTCATCCCGCTGGCCGAGGCGGCCGAGAGCTTCCCGCCGGTCCCGGAGCCGCTGGAGGCGACCAAGGAGGTCCGCGACGCCCTCAAGACCCTCTCCCAGCTCTTCAACAAGGTCACGATCGAGGACCGCCGGACCATGACCGAGGAGGAGTTGGCCCTGGCCGGTCCTGAGCTGGAGGCCATCCAGAAGGTCAAGAAGCTCCTGGATCTGCGGGAGGGCGCGCTCAAGGAGTACGCCCGCATCCACCAGGACGTGGAGGCCGAGGAGGCCGGGATAGCCTTCCCGAAGGACGTCTACCACAACGGCAACCTGGTGGCCCACGCGACGCCTCGCGACGCCCACGGGCACTACCTGCTGGCCGTCAAGGGCGAGTCGCGGGACACCCCGATCCCCGGTACCACGCTGCGGTTCGCCAACCAGTTCGTCTCCGGCAAGGTCACCGAGAGTCTCTCGGCCATCGTGGAGGCCTACGACAAGGGCGAGATCTCCGAGGCCGTCTGGAAGCAGATGACCGAGGTCCGCCGGGTGCCGACGGTGGAGAAGGTCAAGGCGTACGTGCTGAAGACCGGTGAGACCTGGCCGCTTGCCAAGATCTACAAGCGGGGTCGCGACAGCGCCTCCATGTACCTCCGCGCGATCAAGCGGAAGTAGTTGAACGAGATACCGGCCGGGGGTCTCGAAGCCCCCGGCCCCTGCATAGGAGGACTCATGTCGGACTCGAACGAGGAGACCCAGGGGGACGAGAGGGAGGCGGAGGGCCTGGTGGCCATCCCCTTCTCGGATCTGGCCGAGAGGTTCGGCCTGGTGCCCCAGGAGGATCCGGAGAGCGGCCGAGTGTTCTTCCTGTGGGACTCGATGTTCACCCGGACCGAGGACGGCCTGCCGTTGCCGAACTACACCGTCCAGGAGACCGCCAAGGTCTTCTTCGGGCGGGGTCCGGACTGGCTGAGGTGGCGCTACCGTCCGGCCAACAACTACCCCAAGGGCTACTTCGTCCTGGGGGAGACCATCCTGGAGCCCAAGCGCACGGAGAAGGGCAACCGCTACTACACGCTCGCGGACATCGAGCGCATGGCGCACGCCCTGGTCCAGAACAACGCCATCGACGGCGAACAGCTCTCGATCATTCTCCAGCTCGTTCTGCTCCAGGCCCGGCTGCACCGAGTGATCAAGGATGTCCCGGTCTGATCCGGGACGAGGGGGGACCCCATGGCGAAGAAGAAAGACGAGGACCCGTCCAGCCCGGTACGCAAGGTCGACCCGTACGTCTCCGGCGGCGCCTACAAGGGCGGCGGCGAGGGTGACGGGGGCCAGGGCGGCGAGGACGATGACGACGGCAGCGGCTGCATGGTCGTAGCGGCCCCGGTGGTCGTCGGCATCGGTCTCGTTGGAGTGCTGCTGAGGTTCGCTCTGAGCGGCCGGAAGCGCTAGGAGGTCTCGTGCTGCTGCTAGTCGACGGCAACAACCTCTTCATGCGCGCCTGGCACGCGACCCGGCACGAGGCCATGACGGCGGGCGACGAGTCCACCGCGTCCCTGGTGGTCTTCACGAACACACTGCTCCGGCACATTCGTGAAGAGAAGCCGGACCGGGTGGCCGTCTGTTGGGACGGCGGGAAGTCGGCCTACCGGTCGCGCCTCCTGCCGTCCTACAAGGCGAACCGGACCGCTGGAACATCAGAGCGGGCCAAGCACGAGCGGGGTCTCATCAAGCAGTTCTTGTCCCTTGCTGGGGTGTTTCACGTGGAACGCCCCGGGGTCGAGGCCGATGACCTGATTGCGAAGTACTGGCACGACGCCGAGGAGGACGTCGTGCTGGTCTCCGAGGACAAGGACTTCCTTCAGCTCGTCGGCTACAACCCCAGGGTGTATCCGTGCTCGGTGCTGCGGTCCACGGGGGAGCGGTGGGGTGCGGAGGAGGTGGCGAAGACGATGGGCGTCACGCCGCAGTGCCTGCCGCACGTCATGGCCCTTACGGGTGACGACTCGGACAACGTTCCGGGTGTGCCCGGGATCGGCCCCAAGAAGGCCGTACAGCTCCTGTCGGAGGCCGGGTGGGCCCTGGAGTCCATCGAGCACCCGGACGTCCGTCAGATGGCCCCTCAGGTCAAGCTGAACTACGTCCTGGTCAACCTCCGACTGCCCTTGCCGGGCCTGGAGTTGCCGGAGCCCCCGAGGTTCCGGCCGACCACCCGGGACAGCGCCCTGTACGACGGTTTGCTCTCGTTCCTGGAGCAGTACCAGTTGAAAGGGTTGATCGCCCGTACGCTTTCCGGGACCCTGTGGGTCGATGGTTCGACGGACAACTGAAGAGGTCCGCAGGGGATCCTGAGGCCGAATCAGCATCTCGGGGAAGTACCACTTGATACGATCCCGAGAGTCTTGAACCCTCCCCCTTGGTCCGTCAGGTAAAGGGCGAGCAGACCACCTGTTCTACCCGCCCCGCCTTAGCCGACCTTCGGCGGGGCGGGCTTTTTAAAAAGGGGGATGGACTTTGGACAACACGCGTCGCAAGTCCGGGTCGGCAATGTCCGACCGGCAGATGGCCAGAGCGGCAGTGGACGGCCGCTTGATCATCTTCGTCCAGGAGATCTCGTCCAAGATGAACGAGACGGACCGGTCGATGGCCGGATTCCTCGTCGGCATGGACGACTACCACTGGATGATCGTTTCCGAGTCACACATTCAGGACGAGGATCCTCCGGTGATCCTTGTTCACAAGTCCTGCCCATTTGTGATGATCTCTTCGAGCACTCGTCTCTCGGATCAGCCCGAGCGTTTCCGAACGAAGGTCGGGAAGATTGGCGAGCGCTTCTGGGAGCACTGCAAGCAGGCGCACCTCGGCTACACCGCTACTACCCCGCAGGAGACGAAGTGACCGACTACCAGTCGCGACTGGACGCCCTCCGGAAGCTCCAGAGCATGACCAAGGTCGCCGAGACCGCCAAGGCGGCGGAGAGGGTGCCGGTCATCCAGGAGCGGGTCCATGTGACCCCCGTCACCGGAGCCGCGTACCTCCTGAAGGACGATTCCCAGTGGACGTGGGAGGACCTCAGGGACTACGTCATGGGCCAGATCGAGGCCTTCCACGGGCCCCAGCTCCGCAACCCGACCAAGGAGGCCTCCATCTTCAAGGGCTTCCTGAAGCGCCACGGGGGCAACGCCGTCGCCATCGCCCGCTTCGCCTTCGAGATGCAGCGCGGCATGTGGCAGCGCGCCCCGATCTCGGTGAACCGGTTCTGTGCCGGTTCCGACCCCTACTTCGCGAACATCATCTCGGAGCGTCTTTAGTACGCCGGTCCGACCCGCCACGGACCTAAAGAGATCCTGAAGGAGCACGACATGCCCGCACTTCCCCCGGCTCCCCGGGGATGGATGTTGGAGGAGCCGGATTCCGATCGGCTCCGTCAGCAGTACCCGTCCCTCTGGGCCGACCCGAACAAGACCTGCATCACCTGCCAGTTCCACATCACCGGAGAGAAGACCTTCCGGTGGTGGAGCGAAGACCGGACCGAGATCGTTACATGGGAGTGCAACTGCATCTCCCAGTGGATCATGCACCGCTACATGCTCCAGCACGGCATCGGCAAGGCCTACCAGCGCCTGGCCCTGGCCGACGCCGTGTCCGTCCCCGAGAAGACCCAGATGGAGGTCTTCCAGTACCTGGACAACGCGGACCGGTTTGTGGAGCGCGGGGTCAACCTGATCCTGCACTCGCCGGACGCCGGTACCGGCAAGACCCTCATGCTCATGCTCTCGGCCAAGAATCTGCTGGCCCGGGGTTTCGACGTCTTCGTGGCCCAGATGAACTCCATCGTGGAGCTGTACACCTCCGGGTGGCGGGACAAGGCCGACAAGGACTACTTCGAGCAGCGGATCATGAACTGCCAGATCCTCAAGGTCGATGACCTCGGCAAGGAGACCGGCCAGAACCACATCGACTTCATCGACCGGTTGCTGGACCGGGTCTTCCGCCACCGGACGGCCGCGAGCCTTCCGACCTTCATCACGGGCAACTTCACCCGGGAGCAGATCGAGAAGGGCTACGGCAAGTACGTGGCGTCCCTGCTGACCGAGACCTGCATCTTCGTGGAGACCTCCGGCGTCGACTGGCGGCCCCAGGCCCAGGTGCGGACCCAGGAAGAGCTTCTCCAGGGCGTGACGCGTCCGCTGGTGATCGCGTGAGTACCTCGCGGTCCGAGGACGTCCTCTACGGCTCTCTGACCGACGTGGACGCCCTGGAGCAGCTCGTCCGCATCGGCCTGCCGCTGGAGTGCGTCCCCAATCCGTCCATGCGGGACGTCGTGGCGTGGGCCATCGAGTACTTCGAGAAGAACGGCCAGACCAAGGCGCCGAGCCGCGAGGCCCTGATCGAGACCTGGGGGCAGCTCCTGGAGGACCAGGAGATCGAACTCCAGGAGGAGGACCTGGAGCTGGACGACGTCTCCTGGGCCATCGACAGCCTGAAGGCCCGGTACGCCGACTGGAAGTTCCAGACCTGGCAGAAGGAGTCCGCGTCCGAGCTGGCCAAGTCCTCCACGGCCGACCGGCTGAACGTCCTGACGATGCAGGTGGCCGAGCTGAACGCGCTCGTGCTGAGCCTCGCGGACAAGACCCAGCACGTGGAGGGCATCGAGGGCTTCCAGCGGTCCTTCGCGGGCTACCAGAAGCGCTCCGAGACGGCCCAGCAGCACCGGGGTCTGGCCTTCGGCATCCCGGAGATCGACGCCTACACCTACGGCATCCACGAGGGCGAGCTGTGCGTCCTGGCGGCCGGTCCCAAGACCGGCAAGTCCGTGACGGCGGCCTACGTGGTCCTCAAGGAGTGGAAGAAGCGACGCCACGTTACGTACTACACGCTGGAGAACAGCGTCGACATGACGTACGACCGGCTGGTGTGCATTGAGCTGCACATCGACCATGACCGGTACCGCCGGGGCGAGTGCACCGACGACGAGGTGGCCCGCGTCCAGGTCTTCCTGGCCGAGTACGGCGACGATCTGCGGGAGTACGTCCACGTCGTCCAGCCTCAGCGTGGCCAGCGGACGGTGCAGTGGATTACCCGGCATGCCCGTGCCATCGGCACCGAGTCCCTGCTGATCGACCAGCTCACCTTCATGGAGCCGTCCGACCGGCGGTTCCGGGGTCCTGAGCTGATCAAGGACGTCATGCACGACCTGAAGGACGCCATCGGCGGCCGGTTGTCCATCCCCTGCCTCCTGCTCCACCAGATCAACCGTGAAGGCCTGCGGGAGGCCAAGAAGAACGGCTGGCTGGAGATGTACATGCTGGCCGAGGGTTCTGAGGTCGAGCGGACGTCGGACTGGGTGTTCGGTCTCTACGCCTCCCCGGACGAGCGGGCCGCGCAGATGATCAAGTGGCAGACCCTGGCGACCCGGCGAGGCTCCACGCACATGAATTATCGGATCGGCGTCTGGCGGCCGTGGTTGAACCAGGTCGACGCCCTGGAGGAGATTACGGAGCCGCGAGGATGACCCAGAAGTGTGATCACGAGGGCGTGTGCCCGGTCTGCGGAGAGTGCTCTGTCTGTTGCACCTGCGCCGAGGGCGAGCCACGCTGCGAGGGCTGCGGGCACACGGAGGGGGAGGGCTGCGGGTGCCCGCCCAAGCCGGACGAGGCCCCGTTGACCCTGGAGTCCATGGGCCTGTTGGCCTTCATGGAGGGTGAGGGCCGCCGGTGCCCGAAGTGCAACATGCCCGGCATCCAGGTCTCGTACCACGAGATGATCATCCTGACGACGGACGGTGACCCCCGGCCGTGCCAGGAGTGGGTCCAGAAGAACCTGCTGGGCGGCACGATCGGTGAGCATCTGTGCTGCCGGTGCCAGGGGTGCGGGTACGGCTTCCCCATGCGCACGGCGGATGCATGAGCACCTACTTCGAGGCGGCCCTCCTTCCGGACATCCAGAAGCGGGCCATGTGCGAAGAGCTGCTGGCCGAGTTCGGGGCGAACGTCCGCCGGATCAACGACAAGTCCGGCGAGATGATCCACGGGTGCCTGGTGGCGCCCGAGCTGCACCGGGACCAGGACCGCAACCCGACGGCGAGCCTGAACTACCAGAAGCTCACCTACAACTGCCTCGGGTGCCAGTCCTCCGGCGGTCTGCTCTGGTTCATCGCCACCTGCCGTGGCACCACCTCCGTGGTCGCCCGGCAGTGGCTGGAGCAGACGGCGGGCCTGGGCGGCAACGTCCTCGAACTGGACGCCATGCTGCGGTTCCTGGACGCCATCTACGCCAAGCCGGAGAAGGCGCCGATCCCGCAGTACTCAGATCGCCTGCTGGAGGCCTGGGCCTATGACCACCCATACCTGACCGAGGCGCGGGGGATCGACCCGGAGGTCTACAAGCAGTACCGGCTGGGCTGGGACCCGAGGAACGACCGGGTGGTGATCCCGCACTTCTGGCAGGGCAAGCTGGTCGGCTGGCAGAGCCGGAAGCTCCCGCCGGAGTGGCGTTCGGTGGAGTGGGAGCCGAGGCCGAAGAAGAGCGACGACGAGTTCCTGGACATCCACTCCGGTGCCCCGGGGTCCCCGAAGTACCACTCCAGCGCGGACTTTCCGAAGGACTCCACGATCTTCAACTACGACCCCCGCCAGCGGGAGGCCGTGGTGATGGAGGCCATGATCTCGTGCCTGACCCACGTTCAGTCCTTCCACACCGAGGGCGTGTTCGGGGCCGAGGTCACCGAGACCCAGATCAAGCGGCTCGTCAAGCACGACCGGCTGATCCTGTGGATGGACAACGACGCGGCTGGGTGGAAGGCCATCGAGGGCAAGCCCGAGGTGAGGCCGACCAAGGAGAAGCCCCAGGGGCAGGAGCGCAAGCCCGGCATGGCCGAACTCCTCGCGCCGTACACCGAGGTGCTCGTGGTGGACTCCCCGTGGCAGCAGGATCCCAACGAGCTGCCCACGGAGGAGGCGCTGGCCCTGAAGGCCTCAGCCGTCTCCTGGAGCCTCTGGAGGCGCCCGAAGGCGCTCTACTGCTTCCATTGCAGGAACCGGGCCCACGACGGCCCCTGTCGCCGCTAGGAGGCGCTATGCAGAAGTACGGCACCGGCCAGATCCTCACCGAGGACGGCCAGCCGATTCGGAGGACCGCCAGCACCCAACCGCTCACCGAGGACGACGTCCAGGAGATCGAGCGCGAGGGCGAGACCGAACCGGAGGAGTAAATGGGATTCCGCCCCGACCTGGACCTGACCAGCATCCTCGCCCTGCACGAGTCGCCCCTCCCGTCGCCGGAGGAGGTCGAGGCCATGCGCAAGGCCCAGGAGCCGGACGACAGCCTGCGGTACGAGACTCCCGTTCGGCTGGGGTGGGGCCCGGCCCGCTGGTCCACCTCCATGGCCCTGGTGCCGGTCGATCGCGTCTGTCACGACGTGAACGGCTACTACCGGGAGCTGGGGGTGGACTGGCGGGCCACCCGCAAGGAGTTGCGGGAGGCGTACCTGGCCAAGGACGGCCAGTCCTCGGCCCGGCTGACGTACGTCTTCAAGCAGCTCCTGGACCCGCTGACCCGCGAGGCCTACGACAAGTCGCCCAAGGGTGAGCCGTTCCTGGACGACTACACCGAGGACGACCTCAAACGCCGGGCCCATCAGGAGGCCGCCAAGCGCAGCACGCTGGGGCAGGCCGTCTCGGCCGAACAGGTCCTGGACGACTGGGGATACGTGTCCCTGGACGACTCCGAAGAAGGGGTTGACAGCGTTAGGGCCATACGGAAGGATCTACCCCGTAAGGCCGCAACAGCGAGTGGGCGGGAGAACTTCCGCTACTCGTACTACGCCTGGAAGACCGAGCAGTTCATCCAAGACACCGGTCGGCTCAAGGCGTGGCAGGAGCACTTGTCCAAGGCGGCCAGCAGGGTGGGGGCCTCTCCGGAAGTCGCCATCGGCCTCACCTCCATGGTCCGATTGTCAGACCAGTGGTTCATGATTGAACTCGTGGACGGCAAGCCGGTGGTCTTCTTCTTCACGGACGTCGAACCCACCACGGAGATCGCCGAGCAGGCGCTCGCCGAGTTTCTCCAGTTTCCCTGAGTTTCCGTCAGCTTCCCGTCTCGAAGGAGACCGCACATGACCGTTACGCCCGACACGTTCGACCCCGAGGCCGCTCTTCGCCGAGGTGACGACGAGGACGAGAACCGGGGTTCCGGCGGCACGTTCCGCAAGGAGCCGCACTGGGACCTGAAGGAGGGCGAGGAGGCCGTCCTGCGGTTCCTCTCGGACTCCAAGGACTGGTACCGCGCCCAGACGCACCGGTTCTTCCCCACCAAGGCCGAGCCCAGCGACTACGAGGGCAAGTGGCCGGGCTTCATGCCCGCGACCTGCCGCAAGGACCCGGCGTTCGCCGCGCTCTACGACGGCTGCCCGATCTGCGTCTCGGGCTACAAGAACAAGTTCGGCAAGGTCGTCCGCGCCGAGGACCTGCGCTACACCCTCGCCATCGAGCGGGAGAAGTACAAGGACGAGTCGACCGGCAAGACCGCCTACCGCGACAAGATGGTGGAGATCCCCATCCTGGACGAGAAGGGCGAGCCGACCGAGGAGAAGGTCGAGGTCCCGTCCGTCGTCATCGTCTCCCAGACGATGTACATGATGATGTCCGCCCTCAAGGCCTGCGGTGAGTCCTACGAGACCCTCCAGGACCGCGACTACCGCATCAAGCGCGTCAAGAACCCGAGCGGCAACGGCACCATCTACCAGGTCTTCCCGCTCGACAAGACCCCGGAGATCGCCCCGGGCACCGAGCACTGGCAGTACTACGACCTCGCGGTCCAGGCGTTCGGCATCAAGCTGCCGACCATGATCTACTCCAAGACCACGGACGACTACTACAAGCGCTTCTTCCTGGAGGAGGACGGCTTCTGCTCCGTGGACGTCCGCCGCGAGACCGGTGAGCTGTCCCCGGCGTCGGCGTCGACCAAGAAGACCACCATCCCGCAGCAGCCGACGGCGGCCTCCGCGCCCCAGGTCCCGGACGCGGACGCCCTGGCCAGGATGCGGGCCCGGATCAGCAAGCAGGGCTGACCCTCCCTCACGCCCTGACGGCCACCCGCCCTGCTGCATGGGGTGGGTGGCCGTCCTGATCCCGCCAGGGAGGACCCATGAGACTCATCGAGTCGTACGCCTCCGACCACACCTACACCGTGGTCCTGAACGGGCGTACCTTTCCCGTCCCGTCGCTCCTGGAGGACGACGAGGACGGCATCCGGTGGCTTCTGACCCAGGGCCCCGGACAGATCCACGCGCCCTTGTGGGCCCGTGCCACGGCGGCCGGGGCTGCGGCCCTTCTCGTCGTCAACCAGTTCCCCGAGGACCCGAACTGGGAGAACAACTACTGGGCGATGACGGCGGAGAAGTTCGCCGAGTGCCGGGTGGAGCGCAGGCCCAACTACGAGGTGCCCAGTCAGCAGTTCTGGACCGTCTTCGACCACGTCCCTACCTACACCGAGCTGTTCTCCGCCCAGCCCGGACAGATCGTGGTGGCGACCTCCGCCAGCGCGACCGGCTTCGTGCACGGTCACACGCACGCCGAGTACAGCCCGCTGGACGGCCTGTCGAAGATCTCCGAGATTGTTGACGAGGTGGTCAAGCATGGCCAGCCCGGCCTGGCCCTCACCGACCACGGACGGGTCTCCGGTCACCCGGAACTCCAGATCGTCTGCGACAAGGCGGGCATCAAGCCGATCTTCGGCATCGAGGCCTACTTCGTGAACGACCGGCTGGAGCGGCCGGAGCCCGGCGACTCCGACGCCGTGAAGCGGCTCAAGAACGACTACTGGCACTTGATCCTGTGGGCCATGAACGACGAGGGCCTGCACAACCTGTGGGCCATGTCCACGGAGTCGTTCCGCGACGGCCGGTACTTCCGGCCCCGGATGGACTGGGACACCCTCAGGAGGCACTCCGAGGGCATCATGGCGGCCTCCGGCTGCCTCCGTGGCCCTCTGTCCGTCCCGATCCTGAACGACGACGAGGAGGCCGCCAGGGCCAACCTGGGCAAGCTCCTGGACATCTACGGCGACCGGTTCTACCTGGAGATCCAGCCCAACTCCCTCGCGGAGCAGGAGAAGGTGAACCGGGGGCTGGTCGGCATGGCCAAGGAGTTCGGGGTGCCGCTCATGGCCACCGTGGACTCCCACTACCCCCGCAAGGAGGACCACGATGCCCACGAGGCCTGGATCGCCATCCAGACGAACTCCGACGTCAACGACGAGGGAGACCTCTTTGCGGTCAACCTCGATCTTTACGTCCAGGACGAGGAGAGCGTGCGGCGCGGGCTGGCATACCTCGGTGCTGAGGTGGTCGATGAAGCAGTCCGTAACTCGCTCGACCTCGTCTCGCGGACGAGTGCGCGCATTGGGGGTTCTCCTGAACCGCCGGTCTTCTCGAAGAAGGGTGGTCACGAGAGGGACGCGGAGCGGCTTCTAGACCTCTGCCTGGAGAACTGGCAGAAGGTAACCGGCAAGCAGGACGACCAGGCCGTCTACATCGAGCGGTTCGAGCGGGAATTTAAATTGCTCCAGCAGAAGGACTTCTGCGGGTACTTCCTGATGGTCTCGGACTACTGCCGGTGGGCGAAGTCGAACGGAATCCTGGTCGGCCCCGGCCGGGGATCCGGCGGCGGTTCCCTGGTGGCCTACCTCTGCGACATCACCGAGATCGACCCGGTGGAGGGAGACCTCCCCTTCGAGCGGTTCATGACCGAGGGCCGGACGTCTCTGCCGGACTTCGACTGCGACTTCCCGGCGTCCAAGAAGGACGAGATGCTCGGGTACCTGCGGGAGAAGTACGGCGCCGACCAGGTGGTCCAGATCGGAACCCACCTGCGGCTGAAGTCCAAAGGCATCGTCAAGGACCTGAAGCGGGCCATGATGTCCGTCCTGGTGACTGACGAGCAGAGGGTGCTGGATCACGCCCTGGCGAACAACAACGACTACGTGGACGCCATGGCCGTGCAGGTCGCCCGGGAGGCCCTCTCGGCCAAGAAGGCCGAGATCGAGGCGGACATGAAGGCGGTGTCGAAGATCATCGACAACGCCGAGTCCGACAAGGCCGGTCTGGGCATGGCCTGGGACGACCTGTGGGCACAGTTCGGGGACGACCTCCAGCCGTACCGCGAGAAGTACCCGGAACTCTTCGACATGGCCGACCGGCTCCAGGGGCGCCTGAAGTCCTACGGCAAGCACGCGGCGGGCGTGGTGATCTCCACTGGCCGATCGCTGACGAGCTGGCTCCCGCTGACCTCCGGCGAGGACGACGGCAACATGGTCACCCAGTTCGACATGGGGACCCTGGAGGCCATCGGTCTGGTCAAGTTCGACATCCTGACCATCAGGACGCTGGACACGATCCAGATGGCGGTCGACCTGATCAAGGAGCACCGTGGGGTCGACGTGGAGATCTACTCCTGGAAGGAGGAGTACTCCGACCCGCAGGTGTGGGACGAGGTCGCGGCGGCCAAGACGCTGGGGATCTTCCAGATCGAGACCCACGCCGGAACCCGGCTGTGCCAGCGGATGGCCCCTCGGTCCCTGCCGGAGCTGTGCGACATGATCACCCTCGTCCGGCCGGGCCCGATGCGGTCCGGCCTGACCGAGACCTACCTCAAGCGGCGGGCCGGGCTGGAGCCGGTGAGCTACCCGGACCCGCGCATGGAGCAGGTCCTCGGTCCGACGTGGGGATGCATGATCTACCAGGAGCAGATCATGCAGGCCTGCATCCTGCTGGGCGGCTACACCTCGGACGAGGCGGACGAGGTCCGCAAGATCCTCGGCAAGAAGAAGATCGAGAAGATCGGCCCGGCGGGCCAGGAGTTCGTCTCCCGGGCCGTGCAGAACGGCATGGAGCGCGAGGCCGCGTCCCACCTGTGGGACCAGATGGCAGAGTTCGCCAAGTACTCCTTCGGCAAGGCCCACGCCTACGCGTACGCGGTCCTCGCGTACTGGACGGCGTGGCTGAAGTTCCACTATCCGGTGGAGTTCTTCACGGCGGCCCTGAGCACCATCGACAAGGACCGGATCCCCGAGTTCATCAAGGAGGTCCGCCGGGCCGGGTATACCGTCCTGCCGCCGGACATCAACGCCTCCGGCAAGGGCTTCAAGGCGGAGTCTCTCGCGGTCCGGTACGGCCTGGACGCGATCAAGGGCATCGGCGAGATCGCCGTGGACTACCTGATCGCCGGTCAGCCCTACGCGAGCTACGAGGCCTTCGAGGAGTACGTGACCCAGAAGGGCTCCAAGGCCAACGCGGCCGTCCAGATGCTGCTGGCCCGGATCGGCGCCCTGGACTCCCTGGAGCCCCGCCGGTCGGCCCTGGTGAAGATGCTGGAGGACCGCAAGTCCGGCGAGGACTCGGTGTGCGTGCGCAAGATCCCGATCCTGAGCAAGGAGACCGGCCTGCCCTGCTCCTTCGACTGGTCGTCGGAGTCCGTGCCGCTCAACCCTCGCACCGGCAAGAAGCTCAAGCCCAAGCCCCCGCCGAAGAGGTGCACCAAGGCCTGTCGCCAGTACAAGGCGCCGGACCCGATGGACCTGTCCTCGGTCGAGCCGTACGACGACGAGGCGATACGCGCCATCGAGCACGAGCTGCTCGGGGTGTTCCTCTCGTCCACGCCGTTCGACCGGCTGGACCCAGAGGACCGCGAGCGGCTCTACGGGGACGCCGAGGCGATGATCGACGGGGCCGCCGGAAGGCTCTACACGGTGGCCGCGATCCTGATGGGGATCCGCAAGACCAAGACCCGCGCCAGCGGGGACGAGATGGCCTTCCTGACGCTCGACACCGAGCTGTCGACCGTGGAGGCCGTCTGCTTTCCTCGCAAGTGGACGGAGATCCAGACCGGCCTTACCACCGGTCAGCTCTGCCTCGTCGTCCTGGAGAAGCAGGAAGACGACAAGGGCTTCATCGTCCAGGAATACCTGCCAGTTCACTAGGAGCACCATGCCTGCGAAGCCGAAGAAGGCTTACACGCCGCCCGCGTCGCTCACCGCGTTCCGGGCGTCCCAGGAGAAGAAGTACCCCACCCAGCTCGTCCGACAGAAGGAGGAGAGGTCCCTGGACTTCATCTCCACCGGCGTCGCCGGTCTGGACGCGGCGCTGGGAGGCGGCTGGGCTCGGGGCCGGTACCACCAGGTCCTCGGCCAGCCGGGATCCTGCAAGACCGCCATGGTGATCATCGCCATGATCAACGCCCTGGAGCAGTACCCGGACAAGGGCGTTTCGTACATCGACGTCGAGAACACTGTCACCGACGAGCGCTTTCTGGACCACGGCCTGGACCCGGACGACCCCCGGTTCTTCTGGCGGAAGCCCAACTCCGCCGAGGAGGTGGTGGACATGCTCCGCGAGGACATGCGCACCGGCCTGTTCTCCTTCGTCGCGCTCGACTCGGTGGGAGCCATGGAGCGCGAGGACACGCTGTACGAGAAGACGGCCTCCGAGGTCACCATGGGCCGGGCCGCCCAGCTCCTGACCCGCATGTCCAAGCAGGTCGCGAGCATCTCCCGGCAGACCAACACCGCCGTGATGCAGGTCAATCAGTACCGCAAGGACTTCGAGTCCGGCTATGACAAGGCGTCCGGCCCGATCATCATGGGCTACATGACCACGGACTCCGTGGTGATGCGCAAGATGAGCGGCGCGGAGAACATCCTGACCGTCAAGGACGACCAGGGCACGGACATCGAGGTGGCCCACAAGGTGGCCGCCCGGGTGGAGCGGTCCAAGCTCGTGGCCCAGGGCAAGAAGACTGAGTTCTGGTACCACAAGGTTGACTCCGAGCACGGCACCGTCGGCATCGACGCGGTCATGGAGACCATGGACCGCGCCATGAAGATCGGGGCGCTGTACAAGGAGAAGGAGACCAGCTCCTGGTGGTTCTTCCCGGACGGCTCGAAGGAGAACGGCGAGAAGGCCGTCATGCGCCGCCTGCGGGAGGACGAGAAGGCCCTGGAGGCCGTCCGGGCCGCCATCCTGGAGAAGTCCGAGCAGCCCGCTGTAGAGGCCGAAGTCAAGTTCGAGATCCGACGGGGATGACCATGGAAACCCTTGCCGCCGTAATCGACATCGTCACCTGGCTGTTCCAGGCCACGCTCTTCGTGACCGGACTCCTGGTCGGGATCTCCATGGCCCTGGCCGTTCCGATGGCCTTCCGGATTCAGCGCCGGATCGTCCTGCGCCGGAAGTGGAGGGCCGACAAGCCCCGGACCATCACCGACGGCCTCTTCCCGGAGTGGCAGGCGTACGACCCGGACATCCCCGGGATTGCCAAGAAATGCGTCTGCCACGGCCGGAGGATTCACCCCGGCGAGAAGGTGCTCACCTGGCCGGAGACCGGCCCGATGAACCTGCTGCACGTCGCCGTCTACTGCGAGAGCGTGAAGGAGCAACTGTGGCGCGCGAACTGACCCAGCAGATGGGCGACGCCCACGAGGCGGACATCGCCGAGTGGACCAAGGGGATCAAGCAGAAGGCCTCGGGGTCCCAGTGGCACCGCCAGGGCGACACCAAGAACGGCGAGTTCCTGGTGTCCTACCCGATCACCTCGGACGGCAAGTCCACCATGGGCAAGTCGATCGCGATCTCCCGCGACATGTGGAACAAGATCACGGATCAGACCTTCAACCAGCATCCGGCGCTGTTCCTGCGCTTTTACCGGCCCGCCACCACGACCCCGCTCACGGTGGACCTGGACCTCGCGGTCATCCGGGCAGGGCTCTTCACGGACCTCCTGGAGGCGGCCCGGAAGTGGGCGGCGATCGAGGAGGAGATCGGCGACGACGCCGTGGTGAGCGTCGACTACGTCATCAACCTGATGCGGATCGGCCGGGATGAGCAGGACAGGAAGTTCCGGGATCTGGTCCAGCTCGGGCAGGAGATCCAAGGAGACGCGATTATCAGGGTTGAGCACTCCGGCTGTGACTGCTGCCGATGACGTTCGATCCTGAGACGGCACTGCGGCGCGAGGGGGACTCCACTTCGGTGGGGCCCGTCCTCGCGCCTGCGGTGCGCAGATACATCGGCGAGGGCCGGTTCCCCCAGAACACGACGATCGTGCTTCCCGGCGGAAACCCGGACCGGGAGCCGGACGACTGGTTCCACCCGTCCACTCACCCGACCATGACGGCCCGGCAGCTCTACTACTACCTCAAGGAGCCCAAGCTCTGGGAGCCGCAGCCGTGGGCCTTCGAGGGCCGCATGTCGGTCACCGTCGGCACCCTCATGCACAGCATCGTCAAGATGGCTCTGATCGACCTGAGGTACTGGCAGATCCCCAAGGGGGACTGCCCGTGCTGCGGGCGCCCGTACGGGCCGGGGCCGGGGCAGTGCGACGAGCCCGGGGTGGCCGATCCGGTCCTGCGGCGGCGGGGCCACATGGACGGCGTGGTCCTGACCCCGCAGCTCGGGATGACCGGCTACGACCTGAAGACCATTAACCACTTCTCGGTCTCGAAGATCCCGGACGATCCGGGGAGCGCTCAGGCCCTGAAGTGGTTGATCGAGAAGCACCCGTATTACTACGGCCAGATGCAGGAGTACATGGCCCTGTCCGGCCTGCGGATGGTGGTCATGCTCTTCATGGGCATGGGCCTGCCGTGGCTCCTGAAGGAGATCCACGTCGAGTACGACGTGCACTACGCCCTTCAACTGGAGGCCAAGTACCGGCTGGTGCGCGAGGCCGTGGAGGCCGGTGAGCCGCCGGAGATCTGCTGCCCGCCGTTCTCCAAGGAGGCCGTCGCGTGCCCGGCGACCACCTGTCCGATCAAGAAGATGTGACGATCCCGCCAGGAGAAACCATGGACACACTGCTCGTACCCGAAGAGGTCCTCCAGCGCATACGCGAGGAGGTGCAGCGGGCCAAGACCGTCAAGGTCCCCCGGGACTACCGGCCGCCGACGGCTGCCGACTTCCGATGGGACACCCAGATCCTCTGCTTCGACCAGTCCCTCAGCAACTCCGGCTGGGCGCTGGTGAACACCGACGACGGGACGATCTCCGTCCAGGACTCCGGCACCATCCGGCCTCCGGCGCTGGAGACGAAGTCGAAGGGCTTCGAGCTGACGCTGACCAAGTCCGTCATGCTGGCCCGGCAGCTCCAGGAGCTGCTGAACAAGCTCTACGGCCGGTATGAGCAAGTGGTCATCGAGCTGCCCTCGATCTTCGGATACCGGACGGAGTCCTCCCTCGTGGCCGCCGTGACCATCTGTGTGGAGCTGGACCGGATGGGGGAGTCCATGCCGGTGCTGGTGTCCCGGAACTCCGCCGGGGCCGTCCTGTGCGGCGACCGGCACGCCCCCAAGAGCGTCTCCAGCAACCTCGTGGCGACCCTCGTGGAGGACCGGCGGCCGGACGGCCGGGGGCAGTGGACCGAGCACGTCAGGGACGCCGTCTTCGTCGGACTGCGGCACCTGCACCGGGAGTTGTGGTGAGCGACGAAGAGGGGATTGTCGAGCGGTTCGTCCGGCAGGAGTCCCAGGAGGCCGACCGGCTGCCCGAGGTGGACCCGCACGACGACCGGACCCGGGAGAACACCGGGACCGGCCTGAGCCGGATGCGGCTGGAGTGGGGAGACGAGGACGCCGAGGCCGTGGCGGGCCTGCACCAGATCATCGACAACGTGATCCTGGAGCACTTCGCGGGCGCCTACCAGGTGATGAACGACCTCTACGAGATCGTTAGGGAGCCTAAGGTCAACCCGACCACCGGTGAGATCGAGGAGGACGAGAACGGCTTCCCGGTGTGGGAGCGGACGGAGTCCGGCGCCTACATCGAGGACTACTCCCGGCTGGGGTCGAAGGAGATCAAGGACTTCCTTTTTAAAATCACGACCCGGCTGTTCCAGTGGGAGCAGACGGCCGCGATGCTCAAGGGGGACTCCCAGTTCGCCAAGGCCGTCTGGGAGCAGTCCCTGGCCCGCCACTACGTGGACAGCAGGGCTTCCGGCGCCAGGACCGTGGAGGACCGGACCCAGGCGGCCCGTTCGGGCTCCCGGCAGGACCGCCTGTTCTCCATCTTCCGGACGGTCATCTCCTGGCGGGCCGACGCGATCGTGAAGAGCATGAACCTGTTGTCCCAGAGGATGAAGGATGTCCTGATTTCGTAACCGGTCCGAGGGACCCGCCGAACACAAGCCCTGGGGTGTCCTACCCCAGGGTTTGTTGGCAGTTGGTCGAAGATCCCCTACCCTCACCTCCAGACGGGCATATGCCGTTCGTCCCGCCTACAGGGGCTCGGTCTACTGGTCGGGGAAAGGACCGTGTGACTTCTTGCTGACGGTGGGTGTGCTCAGGTCTCTGATGAAGAACCTGGAGGGATTCCGGTCGCTCTACGAGACGGAGGGGATCGATGTCCTCCCCGGGCCGGATGGCATCGAGTACTCCCTGCACGACATCGAGTACCTCTACGAGGCCCGTCACTTCTTGAGCGCTCGTCAAAAGCAGGCCATCGAACTGTTCCTCGTCCAGAACATACGAGAGCGTGACGTGGCGAAGATGATGGGTGTCTCGGCCTCGAACCCGGTCGCGTCCTACGCCACTCATGGCCTCGAAAAGATTCTGGAGATGATCGCGAGCGGAAAACTGCCTCGCTTTCAGACGGAGAAGGCGGAACTGAATGGGGCAGCTTCACTTCGGGGTTCATCAGCAACTGGAGGACGCGGCAACCGAACTCATCCGGAAGTCGCTGGAGGGCGTGACGTCCATGTCCGCGAAGTCGGACATCCTCACCCCCTGGAAGGAACAGGACCGAAGGCGGCGCGAGGTCTACACGGCGGAAGGCGTGCCGGATGGCGCGTTGCGACGTGGCATGTACCACCGGGCGTGGAATTCGACGCACCGGCACCTCAACAGCATGGACGGGGTAGTACCGATACCCGTCGACCTCCGCGCTGGCGGCGAGCCCCACTTCCATCGTGACGAGAACGATCTGGAAGTCGGGGAGGTCTACGACCTCAGGATCCAGTGGGGGAGGCAGATCCGGATCAAGTGTCCGGTCTGCTCGAAGTTCGTGAGGGACGATCTTGAAATCGTCTGCCGTTGCGGATCGGTGTTCAGCAAGAGCCCGGACGAAGGGCATTACCAGGTGGTGAGGATTTATGGCGCAGGGTAGGGCGCTTCCCGGAGGACGTCCGGGCGGCGTGGTGATGATCGAGGTCAACGGCCAGAAGTACCCGATGAAGACGGTCCCCCAGTGCCGTACGTGCATGAGCCCGTACCGCCTGGAGATCGAGCAGGCCGTCCTGGAGCAGCGGTCGTATCAGAAGATCGCCGACGCGGTGGCCGACCGGAAACCCGGAGTCCACCCGAACCCCGGATACCAGTCGATCCGGGACCATGTGAACAAGGGTCACATGCCGATCGGCCCGACGGCCGAGCGGGCCCTGGTGGAGGCGCGGGCCAAGGACATCGGCCGGGACATCGAGACGTACGCGGCGGGCCTCGCCGACTACCGCTCGGTGAACCAGATCATCATCCAGCGCGGCATGGACCGGCTGGCCCGAGGTGAGCTGAAGCCGTCCATGGCCGAGCTGCTGACGGCCATTCGGCAAGAGCACGCCATGGAGACCGCCACCGACTCCACGGTGACGGAGGAGGC